ATGATCATCGACACTACGCGAAATCTCAAAATTGTCCTCGATGATGAGGATTGGGAGCAAGTGAAAAGGTACTCTTGGTACGCGAACGCCGTGGCAGGTGGTCGTTTTTATGCATACACTCGATTACCCGGGGGGATTAGGATAGCAATGCACCGCATGCTTCTAAACCCTGGCAAAGGCGAAGTAGTTCATCACGTCAACAATGACGGTCTGGACAACCGAAGGTGCAATCTTCAGATCGTAAGTCAAAGCTACAACATCCGAGCGAGCCGATTTGACAGGGTTATTGGGGTGCATATCCATAAGTCAAGTGGTCGCTGGCGCGCCCAGCTATTCATCGATGGCGAACGGCGTTCTTTTGGCTTGTTCAAAACGAGACAAGAAGCTGAAGACGCTATTCGTCAGGCAAGAACCGAAAGGGATTTCGCCTGATCGCGAGCCGCGCGGTGAATGTTGACCAAGTCTGTTCACCGCATGTTCACGCAAGACCACCGCATCCGATCCTTCAGCAGATGGTTTCCCTCTGCTTGGAATCTCTCAAGCTTGATAATGGCAATGCAAATGATTTCGCCGCTGCATTTGCCGATCGGTATGGCGCTGAGATGCAACGGCTGGAAATGGAATTGATCAGGGAAATGGAGAATGCCCGCCGTTGAGCGGGCTTTTTGCTGCCTACGGATAAAAGTGAGTAGCGGTTAGCCACAGCCAGTGGCAGCGGTGATAGACAACCGCGTAGGACCGATAGCGGAGTTCTTCAGCCGTCATCTTTGTACCCCATGGCCCGAATTGGAATTCGCCAGGGCGGCGGATCTTGTCACTCTCATACAGCGCGATATCGACGCGGGTATCAATGCCGCCGTCAGTCATGAACCATTCGATGTGGTCATAGGCGCATTCGCGGACCTTCCTTGCCTTTCCATAGAACAGGATCTGACCCGGAAGCTCATCAATCTTTGAGGTGGACTTTACGATCTTCGTCACGTCAGTCCCGGCGACAACGGGGAAAATTTTACCCTCAAGCCTTTGCGGGATATGCAAGGCGACCGCCATCAGGAAGATCAATGCGCCGTAGATCGGCCATTTCACCACGCTCCATTCATCTCGTGCAGCCTGCTTCACCGCTTCCTTACGTGTCATCTTTGCCAACCTGTCTGATGCGGATTTTCCAGACGCGCATGATGAACTCAACGATGAACATTCCGCCGATCCCGACAAGGAAGCCCCCAACTGAAAGAGTGTGTTCGGTGGGTAAACTAGTGACCTTTGAAGCCCACATGAAGAGCGGGATGCCAATAGGCCCTAGAAACCACGCTGTGACCGCTCCAACGAAGATCCGGCGCAAGGCGGGCATTACCCCCTCCCACTCCATGACGGCGCTCACAGCCGCTCCAGCAATCCCTGCAATAGCCAATGATGCTTTCTCGCTGTTTAGAAACTCAAAGATGTTCACCCGCCGCCCCTTCTGTGAAGCACTATTGCCCACTGCATAAGGGCATGCTGGCGCAAGTTCGGTTATGTGATGCGACGGCCTCTGCGAAAGGCCGGTCATTCTGGATGATGAATTGTCGTGTCTCTGCTGACGGACGGAGCGGCTTGAAGCCAGCGCCCTCAGTTGCAGATATTGTCGGGCCGCACCCAACTACCCCCAAGCTCAACGCAAAGAGCGCCGTCAGGCATATTGCGGATTTCCACATCGTTCTTTCCCCGCTCTTTAACGATTTCTATCGCACGCGCCATAACCGCCGCTCTTTCGCCCGCTACGGCCTCCTGACGCGCATTCGGCAGCCAGAAGATAGTTGCGACCAGATAGCAGGCGAGAAAGCCTAGCGCGGCGGCTGTGGCGAGTTTCGGGATATCGAGAAGGCCGACCGAAAACATCAGGTTGTCCACCCGCGCTTCTTGGCGACGGCATAGAAGCCCTCGACTGCGATCATGAGGCCAGAGCCGACCAGTGCCGCTAGTTCAGGATCTTGCGCGATCATGTCGGCAATGTCCTGCGGGAGAAGCCCCTTCAAGACGAGGTATCCAGCCAGGTAACGGAGAGCGATGCGTGCGAATATTCCAGCGGTCATTGAAACAGCCCCATGAACCACGTTGATAGATCGTGCCACCATGTGGCGATAACCGTACCCACGCCAACCGCAGCAACAGCAGCGCCAGCGGCTTTGTTTGGCTTTGGAGTGGGGACAGGCGCTGGCGTGACGGGAACGTGATCCAGCGGGGGTTCGATGGCCTCATCTTTCCCGCGCAAGCAGATCAAAAGAGCCGCGGTCCCAAGCTGCTTGTCGACAACGTTCGGGTCAAACTTGCCATCTGCCACGTACTTGCCGCGCTCGTATTGGTCAGTGCCAGCCCAGAGATAGGGAGACGGAAGACCTTTCTTGCGGTAGCCAAGACCGTTGTAGGCTTCCAGCAGATCCAAGGTTTTGCCGATAGACCAATCCTTGTTACGTGCAGCATATGGAGCGCAGTTCACCAGCGCATCAATCGCGGCCTCTTCCCAAGTCGTGAACGGCCCTCGCCCTTTTGGGACAAGCGTTGTCTTCCGTCCGGTCCCGATAATGTGCTCACCATTATGCAGGACGCCGCCAAAGTTGTTGGATGACTCGCGGTAGTGGATGACGGCTATCACGTCCCATGGAACACCAGTCTTGGCCGACACGGCATCGTAGCGGGAACGGTTCGCCTTGATCTTCGCCGCCTGTGCTTCGATCTGCGTGGACCGCGTGAACTTGGCTTTGTTCCATCTGTCCAGATTGTTCATGCTGGTGTCCTTTAATAAAGGCCGACGCCGCCGCTATCGATGGAGTCACGGAAGTTCTGGCTGTCGTTGTATGCCTGCCGACCAAAGTCATTCAGGTCGTTGTAGGAGACGCCGCCACTTCCAAAGGCTCCGCCCGTCATCTGAGAGAAGAAGTCCCTGAATGTTGATGGCGCCGGGGCTTCTGGGAACTGCTGTAGATAGCTGTTCTTGCCCAACTGGTTCCCGATGATCGTGCCAAGAATGCCACCGATCGGGCCTAGGGCGATGCCGCCTAACGTCCCGGCAATGGTGGCAACCGCGCGCTGATCCTTCTTTGCGTCAGCCAGCATATTGTTGGCCGCGATTGCTGCCAGTTGTGCTCGGTTGGTTGCCATGTCTGGCGCTTCAGGTTGTTTGCTGAACTGCGAATCCACCGTCTTCACTTGCGGTGCATTGGAAACATTGCGAGCTGCCGGCAGATCGGGGGCCTTTGGCTGCACGTCAGTGATGCTTGGCGCCTTTGGAGCAGTCGGCTGTGTTGCGATTGCTGGAGCCGTAGGCATGAAGTTCGGGGCGATTCCCTTCGTCTGCGCAACGTCCAGTGCGAGGTTAGCCGCCTGCTCTTTCAACTGGCGACCAGCGCCGTATGAGGCATACTGATCAGCCAGATCCGGCACTTCTGGAGCTTTCGCCGCAATCTCGGTCACCTTGTCGATCGGTGCAGACGGTGCTTTCCCGGCGTTTGGAGCGGATACCTTTGCATCCGTATAGGCTGGAACGCTCGGAGCCGTAGGGACTTCCGGCAGATCCAGAACCGCATCGAAAGGCGTTGCGGTCTTCTGAGGATCAGCGTAGGCCGCAACAGGAGCCGAGGGCGTGGCATATGCCAATTCCGGGTTCTTGGCCGGATCGAATGTCATCAGGTCAAGGCTAGGGCTGACCGACTTCGGGGCTTCTGGCCTCGCTGAAGGTGTAGGGACATTGAAGTTCGAACCGCTGGGAAGATAGCTGTAGCCATCAGCATTCGCCAAAGCCGTGAGGTTCGGCTGAGACCACTCGGGCATGTTGCTGATCTTCTCAGCCATTGTCCGACCAGGGTTGGTATAGCCCTGTGGCCCCCAGAATGCCGGTGAAGACCGAGTGTCGAAGTGAGTGGACCCTGTGTCGTAAAGACCGATTCCCTTTGCGCCTGCTGACAAGGCCGCATCCAGTACCCGTTCACGATCAGGTACAGAAAGAGACTTGGTCGCGAGGTCGATAGCGTTCCCGCCCATGTGCTGAGAACGAGAAGCCCCACCAGCAGCCGCATTCGCGGACGGCGATCTGAAACCGGAGTTCACGCCAACATCGCCAAGGCCAAGATTGACCATGGCGTCAACCATTGCCTGAGCAGATGGAGACAATCCGCTGCGATCAAAGCTGGAAAGCGTCCCGCGAGAACCGGCGCTCTCGATCTGGTTCACGAAGCTGGGCGAGATGCCAGCAAGCCCATAGCCAGAGACAGGCTCCGAATACGCTACTTCCTCCGGCTCTGAATAAGCCAGATAGTCCGGTCGGTAATCCAGCACAGGACCGATGTCGGGCGCTGCGCTCGCGATCTCCACCGGCCCAGGCTGGCGATAACCAACCGCTGTGTTGATGGAACGCCCTTGCGGATCTTCGAAGAAAACGTGGCCGGGAGAGGCTGAAACTTGCCTCAATCCACTCGGCAGATTATCCTTCGCAGCAGGTGTCGCGTAGAACTGGCCGGTATGCGTCGGGCCAAAAGTATTAACGTAATCAATAGCTTCCTTAGCAAGGTCACGATACTTCTCGACGCCGGCAGGCAACGATTTGCCATAGGCGTTGAATTCGCTCCTCTTTGCGACGATATTGCTGGCAGTTGTATTTGTGGCGGCTGCACGATTGGCAATCGCAGAAGCAATAGCAACCAGATCTTCGAAATTGCCAGCTTTAGCTTCGCCAAGCAGCACGTCTTCAACTGTGCGAGCGATTTTACCCAAAGGACACCTATGTTTCTCTCAGTTTTGGCATTGAGCACAGCATTCCTCACAGGCGGGTATTGGGCTCCGCCTGGGGCAACTGATTTCGAACTGCGGTTTACTCAAGTTCCAGACTTCGAACTGAATGTCGAAGAAGAAGGGCTGATCAAATGCAAGACCATTTGGCCCGCTGGCAAAACAATCGCGCAAGCGACATGCGAGACCGGTAACATCCATATTCTGGTCATTGACCCGGTCAAGAAGATCGTCAAATTCGACGGCATCAGGCTGGTTAAGACGCCGGAATGAAAAGCCGCTAATCCATCACCCGATTTGATTCGACTCTTGCGTGCCTTTTGACATTCTCGCCTCAACAAAAGAGGGAGGCGTCATTGTCTGAATCCAGCAAGAACGAAGTTGTGGTCGTATCCGGGCGGAAAATCGCCATAGGATCGGAATGGTGGGAGATTCGGAAGGACGATGCTCCCGTTCAGTTCGTTGACATTGTTACTGAGATGCGCCCGCACCATGGGAATGTTTACATCTCCTTGGGGTCTGCGATCATCGATGCCAACAATGCGCCGATCGTAGACATGGCTGCTCGCCTTCGAATGGACTTGGGGACGGCTCAAAACCTTCACAAGCTTCTTGGAGATGTCATTTCTGCGGTATTGAAGCCAATTGATGACTCGATAAAGAATTGAAGCCATCTTCCTATTCCCTTCAGCTTGTGAGAGCATGAGCAATGCTCAAAACTCTCGTGTTTATCGCTATCGGCGTTTGGTTCGTCTTTGGGAGCCCGAAGAACGATGTGGCAGGATGGCTCTATCCTGATGCACCTGCCCCATGGGAGAAGGTAGATCTGTTTTACTACCCACGCGCCAGCAACCTGAACAAGGTTGAGGAATATCGGAACGTGGGTAGTCTTCGGGATTGTCAAAGCCGCGCCTATGCGCTTCGCACAAGGCCGAACATGCCAGTTGGTGACTACGAATGCGCTGTTGGCGATACCGGACAGCGCCTTGGTGACATCAAGATTTACCGGCTCACGTTGAAATGAGCCGATCGATATCACCACCCACCAGCTTGAAGCGGCTGGTCAGGTTCGCCTGTTACACCGCCGTCTTGACCTTCTTCCACCCCATTCTGTTCGCCCCCCTGATCTGCTGGCACCTTACCGACCTGCGATATCCGTGGAATAAACTGCTGTACCAAGGATGAATCGCCTGCCTCTCGTGCAAGCTCCACTGCCAGGATGCGAGATCTTGACCTGAGAATGGTATCAGTCATCGGCGCTGGGTTCGTTGCAGCCCGCTCATAGGCTTTCGCCCATGCCGCAAGCTTGGCCGCGCTTTCCGGTTTAGCCAGCACGCTTGAAAGCGCCCTAGACCCCGCCACAGACGAAACCGTTGTCATCGGCGCGACGTACAGGGCCGGGAGGATAGATCCGCCCATGACTGTTTGAGCCGTCCCTGACGGGTTGGCGAACTGGTTGAGCTGCTTGAAGCGTTGCGAAACCGTTGCAATGTCATCAAGCGACTGAGCAAGGTTGTCTTTGCCGGCGCCCTGAAAGAGAGCCTTCTTTCCCTGCTCCGACACTTTCCCATAGGCTGACAGGAACCGATCTGGAGAGAAATTCCCATTCCCATCGCGACCCATCCGAGCGACGACAGCTGAAGAAATCTCATTCCATGTTTCCGGTGACACGGCTTTCTTGACGCGCAAGAGGTTGGCCCGATCAGCCTTTGAGGTGTTCCCGGCCATATCAACGATCTTGGAGAAGATCCCTTCATCCGAAGCGTTGCGGCCAAACACCTTTTGCAGGTTCTCACGGTCCTTTGCGACCTTGGCCGCGAAGGAGTTGGCCGATTCCCATTTGGTCAGAGCTTCGTCACCGCCTGCACGCTGGACAGCGCTTCTGAGGTCATCAGAAAGCCCCTTGTAGATCGCCTCAAGCTCTTTCTGAGGTACACCGGACTGAGCGATCCTAGCCGGATCATCAAGCATATCGCGCACGTAGGTGCGAAGACCCTTGATTCCCTCATAGTTCAAGCCACCCTCAGTCTTGAGGGCATCATCAACCAGTTCGACCGCCTTACTGGCGCCGGGGATCTTTGAGTTCTGTCGAACCGAATTGATCCTTGCAGCAGCCTTTGCGGTGCTTTCCAGCGGCGTTGTGACGTTAGGCGTCACTAGGTTATCGACTGCGTCATACCGCTCTGTAACGAGCTTTGAGAGGGTATTCTTGGCGTAATCGGTGATTCCCTCTCGCGCTGCCGAACCGGCAATCGCTGGGTTGCCCGACCCGTATCCCTGTTGAACGCGCATCGCAGCATCGTCAAGCTGATCAATTGCAGTCTGCGAAGCCTTGCGCAGTGGCGTGCCGCCGATCGGGACGTTGGAAAGGTTCTTGCCCGCCTGCTGCACGATCATGTTGTCGCTGGTCACGGCGCGAGGAAGATCCACCCCCAAACGCTGACCAGCTTCCGCAACCGCAAGACCTTCGGGTTTTACAGGCGGCGCAGCTTGTTGAACTGGCTTTGGCGCGAGTTTGGAAGCCGGCGATGCTGGACTTGCCCACATGGCGAAGTTGGCACCTTCTGCGATTGCTTCGGGCGTCACACTGCCATCTGGGCCTGTTACCTGTAGATCGCCAGCCATTGCCCTGCCTGGTGCCGTTACAGCGGCGGAAAGGCTATCAACCGCCCCCTGCACTACGCCGGGGATTGCCGGACGAATGCGTCCATCCTCTGTGCGCTTGAGAGGGATCACAGCGCCAGTATATGCGCCGCTCTGCTGCGGCGCTGCCTGTGGCTGCTGGAGTTCGATGCCAAGAGCACGAGCGTTCTGTGCAGCCTCTTCCTGTTCCGTTGGGCCGGTCGGCTTTGCCGGGACAAGGTCATCAAAGCTGAGATCTGATGCGGCTGGTTGAGGCGGTGCAGCGGACTGAGCGGGCGGCGCTGTCTGCTTTGCCGGGATCAGGTCATCGAACGAAAGATCTGCCATTTCACAATCCTGTCGGTTCGATACCGTTCTCTCTCAGGCGCTGCTTTACCTTTTCAGGGTCAGCACCAGCAGCAATCGCAGCGCGGGCCTTGTCGAGGGCAGGAGATTGAACTGGTGCCTGCATCTGGCTTTGTGGGGCCTGTTGCGGCTGTGCACCGCCCTGTGGACGAACCTGATCAACCGCAGTCGCGCCGGGGCCCGATCTGATGCGGAAGCCTTCAACTGCATTGCGACGGTTGTTCCGCTTCTGCTCGATAACGGCGGCGCTATCCCCTGGCTGTGGGAAATACTGCTTGTCGGCATTCGCGAATTCTTCAGGCGAAATGACCGCGCCCGATTCTTGGCGAAGCACTGCATTGATGAAGTCGCGTTTTGCCTGATCTACCTTCTGGGCATCGTCGGACAGGACATAGTTGCCAAGTCCACCCGGTACCGCCTGCGCAGCCTTGTTAAACAAGGATGTGCTTTCGTTTTCCAAGCCTGAGATAATCTTGTCTGCATCCTGAGCCCGCAAGAGGAAACCGGTGTTCTTGCCTTGCTCAACATTGAGATCCGCGCCTGCACCAACCGGCCCCTGAGTGAGAGTAAACCCACCTGCCCCGTCGCTCTTCACGGTCATTCCCTTTGGAGCCAACCGAGCGAGACCAGCCTCATACTGCTGCTGATCAATCCGGCCCGAGTTATAGTCTTCTGCCAGTTTACCGATCTCGGAATTTGCCGCTTGAGGCTTTGCCGCGCTGCCGACGATCTTGATCGTGCCGTTTTCCTCATCAGCAAAGCCATAATCGCCGTTGGGGAGCGTGACGAAGTTCTTCTTGCCGCCCTTCTGCGCTTTCTTCCATTCGGTGAAAGCCGTTCCGGCGTCCATGATTCCGGCATCAACCGCATCGGCCATTTCAGGGGAGCGTGCGCGGATGTATTCCACCTGCCGAGCCTTCAGACGATCAGCTTCGGCCTGCTTCTTGAGCGCCTGGTTCTGCTCATAGGTGGTTTTTGCAATGGCGTCTTCTCGCTCACGATCGGCGGCTGAAGATACGGCCTGTGCATTGGTCCAGCCTTGAGCGAAAGCACTCGCCCAATTCCCCGGCTCTTTGTAATTCCGCTGCGCTGCTGCAATGATCTCTGACGACGATGGAGCGCGAGGAATCAGGCTGAGATCGACGCGCTGCGACTGAGACGGCGAAGCGATGGAAGCAACTGGGTTAGCCGCTGGCGCCATCACAGGAGCCGCAGGGACGCCCGCCATGCCATACTGAGGGTATGGAGTGCCATTTACCGTAACCTTCGCTGTGCTGCCTTGTACGGGCATATATGCGGGGTTTGTCGCAGCAGGCGGCGGGACTTCTGGAGCGATAAGGCTGTTGTCTGCGTTGCGAAGGATCTGCATTGCGTTCGTTCCTTATACAATCCACGCCGGGGTGGAGTAACCGCCCTTGGACGAGCTGCCGCCGCCGAATGCGCTTGAGAGCGATGAACCAAGCATGCTTGCCCAAGAGTTATCCGGCTGCGTGTTGACCGCCGTTGTGGTTGATTGACCTGGAATCGCGTTGAGGACGTTGAGGAGTGCCGTAAGCTGGTTCTGATCCCAATTCTGCTGTGCCCAGAAGTCCTGATAATTCGCGTTGAGATCGTTCTGCGTCCAGCCGCGGTCGTACTGGTCCAGACCGTTCAAGAACGAGAGCCAGTTCACGTTTTGCGTATAATCGTTCAAACCGAGCTTGTTCGCCGTATCGGACCCGGAGATCTGGTTCTGCGTCCACTGGTTCTGCAACATCGCGTTCTGGTATGCGACGTTCGCCTGACGATCCAGATCACGATTGAACCAGCCCATCGCGCTTTCGAAGCCTTGGGCGTTGGTGGTAGCTGAGAGATCACCGATCGATTCCAGAAGGCTCTGTGTCAGGCGGTCGCTTTCGACGCCGTGTCGAGCATCACCATAGGCCCCGGCGCCAAATGCCTGAGTACCGAGCGCGTTCCGCTGGCGATCACCGGCATCCGTCATCTTGCGAATTGCAGCGTTTAGAACGTCTTCCGTGAACGGGTTCTGATAGTCCTTGTAACCGCCTGAAGACGTAGACGCGCCGCCGCCTGCCGATGCTGTCGGCTGCTTCTGCTGAAGTTGCTTCAGGATAGACGCCAGATCGGGCATGGCGCCCTTGCCGTTGAACCCCTCTTCGTCCAGCAGCGCATTCCATACGGATTTGGAATTGACCGGATCAAAGAACGTCTCAGCCCAGCCTTTGCCGCCTGACCCCTTCAGGTTATCGATCAGCTTGTATTCGTCAGACCCTTGAGACCCACCGCCGATCTGGAGGTTGAGGTTGTCCAGACCGCCAGATGCGTACTTGTTCCAGCTATCGTCAGAGGTCCAGAAATTGGAACCAGCCGTTTCCGCTTGGCGTCCGAACAGATCGCTATAGCTGTTGTTGACGATGGCGCTTCGGTCTGACCCCTGCGCAGCGCCAGTCAGCGAGTTGATCAGATCATTGCCGGTCTTGCCGGAATTGACCCAATAATCAAGGCCACCAGCATCAGCCGAGCGGCCAAAGAGGCTTTGATACGCCTGCTGAACTTCATCGGCTGTTGCCATGTCCTATACCCCTTAGCCCTGTCCCTGCATCCAGGTCGGGTACTGCTGCTGTGTCAGTCCTGTCGGCTGGTTGGTTTCGTATCCGCCGTAGTTGACCACTCCGGCGTTGCCTGTCCGACCCAGAAGGTCAGGAACCGAGATTTGCGCAGGAGCCTGATCAAGAACCTGATTGATCCGCTGCTGATACTGGTTCGGCTGTGTCATGCGCTGCATCATCTGCTGCTGCATGGGTGCGATGAACTGATCCATCTGCGTGCGGGATGCCGTTGGACCGGCTGTGCGCTGCCCCTGATACTGCGGATAAGGCTTGTTGAAGATCTGCGGGATTTTCGCGAAAATCTGCTCGATCTGTGCCTTGAGTTCCGGTGACAATGACGTGCTTTGCGTGGTGCTGGTTTCCTTTTCACCGCCACCCAGAAGACCGCCAAGAGCGCTTGCACCAGCGCCGATAAGTGAGCCCCAATCCATGTCATACCTCGCTTGGGTTGCGGTTCTGACCCCGCTTCTTGATGTCTGTGACGAACGTTGCAACGAAGGCAGCAAGCTCTGCTGTGGTCGCCGTTGAAGGGTTGATCGTTCGTGTTTCCGTGAATGATCCGGTGATCGTGAGGGCGTCGAACGTCTGCTCGATATCCTCGAATGTGGCCTGCTCGATTTTACGGAGTGACTGAATGATCCAGTCGGTTTCCTGCCCCTTTGCCGGGGCTCCAAAGACAAGGCGTTTCATCGGCGTGATCCCATCGGTTTGACTTCAAGTATCGGCGTGTCGATGGAGAAATCACCACCAAGAACCGTCTGACTGAACCGGCCCGAATGACGACGGCCCGACACCCTGAGATCAGCCATCTCCGTTCCCTCTTCCAAGGTCACTGTGTCACTATCGACTTCGTTCAGGTTGTTGCGGTCGTAGGTGGAGATGGAGAACTCCACATCGCCGGTCTGACGCTTGAAATTCGGGTCAATACCCAGCGCTTCATGCCAAACAGCACCATTACCGAGATCCAGAGGCGCATATTCAAGGTATGCCTCCATCGGTTCGCCATCGGCATCTAGCCCCTGCTCGTGGAGGTAGATCTTGCCGTTGGTTCCCGTCATGAGTGGCTTCTTGTCGCCAGCATCAAACACCGCACCTGTGGTGCGTGTCTCGGTCCCGTTGACCCAACTGAAGTCCACGAGATTGATGATCACATACTGGCTGGGTTCGCCGGAATTGCGCGGGACATAGTAGACGTAGACGCTATCGTTGATGGCGTCGTACATCAGCCAGCACTTGGACCACTGAGTTTTGTCGATCTGGTCAAAGATCCAATCTGCCATTTCAGGCGAGTTCGGAACCTCAGTGGCAGAGCCGTTCCAGTAATAGAACTTGTTCTGGCTCATCCAGACAGGCCCTATCGGCGTGTTGCAAAATGCCCTTGGCCCAATCAGACCAGCATTCGAAGCCGCACGACGCGTGTCATAGATGAACTGCGATCCGGTGTACTGGTGCACATAAACCGCCGTATCCGTCCAGATCAGGTTCACGCCGTTGGCAACTGACGTACCGGCCACAAGAGCCGAACCATCCCGCACACGGCGCGAGCTGTTGGCCGTGTTCGTGTCTGTCGGCGTCCAGTCGTTAATTGCGTCCTGCGATGCCCAGGCCATAACCAGCGGATCACCATTTGCACCAAGCACATGCAGATGGCGCTCTTCCGTCATGAAGGCGTATCGTAGCTGTGTCGGGGCGTTCGGGATCAACTCTGCCCTGCCGCCTGCCGAACTGTCCCAATAGTAGAGGTTATCGCCTAGAGGGCAGAAAATTGCGTCTTCACCGACGTTATCAATCGCGACAGAGCGAGGATCGTAATAGATCGGATCCAGTGCCAGCGTGGTTGAGCCGAACGCGCCAAATCCGAACGATCCCTTCCCGAAGCCTCGCTTTTCAAGGATGCGATCGGCGGGACCGGGAGATATCTGAAACTCGATATAGACCGCACTACCGCCACCAGAGCCGGAAGCACTCGCAGCCGTTGCCGAGTTGATCACAAAGGCATTCTCATTCGTGACCGAGACAATCCGGTATTCACCGCTGAGGGTGATTCCGTTGAACGTTGTGGCCCCGAAGATCGTCAGCGCGTCGTTGTACTTGGCCCCATGCGCGGTCATGTTGACCGTGACAGCAGTCTGGCCGGCAGAGGTTGTGAAAGGGTCTGTCAGGTAATTGACGACGCCCACAGTGCCCGTATTGGTCGCTGCTGCCGTTGCTGCCGTGGCGAAATATCGCGTGACAGTGCCGCCACCTGTTGCGGTAGATGAGGCAGCGCTTGCCACGGTGATCGTGTACTTGTCCGCATCTACCTTCGTGATCTTGTATTCACCGGCTGGCGTGACGCCGCCAACGGCAGTTGCCCCGGAGAAGTATGCTATAGCGCCCGTATCCTGCCCGTGAGCGGCATCAGTGACCGTGACGAGGGCTTGACCGCTCGTCGTGGCAAACGGCGCTGTGAGGGTCGCTTTCTTGTCGTTCGGCAGGATCTTGTAGGTGTCAACGGAATCAACCGAAATGACTTCGTATTCGCGGGAAAGCGTGATCCCGCCAACCTGCGTTCCGCCCTGCCAAGAATTGCCATAGACGCGGATCTTTGAGCCGACCGAATACTTCGGCAGACGGTAATCAACCGTACCGCCGCCCGTTGCTGCCGATGTTGCCGCACTGGCTGCCGTGATGGTGTAGCTGTTGGCATTCACCACAGTGACGGCATAGCTGCCATTGATCGTGATCCCGCCAACTGCCGTTGCATTGGCAAATCCGACGAAGTTGCCAGTCGTACGGCCATGCGCCGTGTGAGCGACCGTGACAGTCGTTGACCCGTTCGTAGTCGTGAATGGGTTCGTGAGCGTCCCGGCCTTGGTGTTCGCTTCCTTGTAGGAGAGCGTTGCCGCGCCGCTGGCAATCGTGAAAGCGTCAGTGGCTGTAGCCGGGAAGCGCAGAGGCGTGATGTCGATCGGCTCGATACCATCCGTTGATCCGTAAATCTTCAGATGCGTTCCGAGGCCATAGAGCGGCTTACCCTTGACCGTGTTCCAAGCCCGCATTCCACGCGCACGACCTTGGAAGAGCGTCGTGGCGTATTGCTCATGACCGGCCCGCTTTTCAGGGTTGCCATCCATGAACCGGATGTTTTGCGCATCAGACCAGCGGCCTTTAGCGCCCTCGCCAGAACGGGTTTTGACGACGCCGGCAGGAAGCTTCAATGGAATGAGTTTCGATTCCGGCATCGTCTTTCACCAAGGCATAAAAAAAGGCGCTCGAGGCGCCGCGTTCAGGTCATGTGGTGGAGAGATTAGGCGTAGATCAGCACGTCTTCCGGGTTTGGCCCGTTGGCCGCGATATCCGCGATTGCTGCGTTGTTCACGGATGGCGTATTCGAACAGATCGGAGCGTCAGTGAAGTCAGCCCCGATTACCGTGCCTGATGGGATTGTCGCCCACATCCAGAACGGGTTACCAACACCAGCGATAGAGCGAACATACGTTCCTTGGTCACCGTTGATTGGAGTTGTGAACACGCGGACAGCCGTTACACCGCCGATTGTCTTTTCGCATACGAGCTTCATTGGAACCCCCATGGTTAGCTAGCCCTGATTACTTCGACACTGATTGTTGATGCGTCTGACGGATCGCCCGCCAAATCCTTTACGGTGATGATGAAATAGTCGGGAAACTGCTCATCCTTTGAAATGAAGCAGCTCTTCCCGCCGTCCCAAGCTTTCGCCATGTAGTCATCATCAGGTAGGGGCTCTGTGAAGAACACGTAGTAAACCCCTACATCTGCGCGGAAGCAGGCGGATATCTTCCAATTCCAGTTGCCTGTGATGGAAGTGACTTCGCCGTCTTCGAATGTGATCGTTCCTGCTGCGAACAGAAGCGGATAACGAGGCTGTTCAATCGGCTGCGCCGCCGCATAGGCCGCGTCATACGCCTCTTGATCGAGGATTTCCCACGCATCATCCCAGCGCATAACCCCGCCGCCGACAAAGAACGACGGAGCCGTGGTTGTCACAACAGAGTGCGTTGCCGACCGGATATCCAGCGCCGTGACTGGCGATGTCATGCCGGTATCGGTTACGGTTACCGTCTCGCCATCCCCAAAAAGGTACAGCGCCTTTCCGGTTGCGGTTTCAATCACAGCCTTCATTGTGCCGATCCTGTAATGAGGAGAGATCCGGAAGAGAGAGCCTTACCGGCCTTGTAGCTGGTAACGGTCGTGGTCAGCGTTCCATCATTGGCGTAGTAGTAGGTCGCCTTGGTGGTAAGCCCTGACAGGCTGGTATTGACGCCACCAAGGATAGTGACTGGCCCAGACGCACCGTTTGCAATGGCTGCCGCCGTGATCCCGATCCAATTTGCAACATTGGTTGCTGCTGGTTGGAAGACGACGCCGGTTCCGTAGTTCGAGTTTCCACCGTCTCGATAGCCGACGAAGATATATGACGAACTGAGAGCCGATGCCGCGTGGTACGTAGCGGTTGCACTGCGGAACACGATCTCAGATCCAAACGTTATCGTGGAGCCGCTGATCGTAGCGATGCAGATCGTTCCGTAGGAGCTGTTACCAGCGTCTTCGTAGGCGACCAGAACAGATGTCGCAGAAAGCTTCGTAGCTGAGACGTACCCTGTGTTACCGTTAAACACCGCATCACTACCGGGGAACGATACCGTTGTACCGCTGACAGTGCCTATCTTTGCACGACCGTCTGTTGTTCCCCTCGCCCACGCCACAAGGAATGACGTAGAGGTAAGGGCAACAATGGAGGTGTAGGAAGCAGCGGCAGTTGAGTCGAATGTAGTAAGCGAACCAAATGTAATAGCGGTCCCGGATACAGTCCCGGCATAGCACTGCCCAGCGGCCCCACTTGCATCATTAGCCACCACGATTGTAGAAGAAGTCAAGGCGCAAACAGAGATGTTCGAAGTGGTGAGAGGTCGGAACACATACTCCGACCCAAACGTTATCGTCGTCCCGCTAACCGTTCCAATGATCGCCGTGCCGTATGAGCTATTCCCCGTATCCTGATAGGCAATGATAACTGCCGTAGAGGATAGAGAGGCGATGGAAATAAAGGCAGTGGATGCAGGATTGAACGTTACTTCCGCACTTGGGAAGGTAATCGCTGTTCCGGAAACAGACCCAATGCGGGCGTTCCCTTGGTTGCCTGTATCCCGATACGCCACAGCAAATGATGTGGAAGAAAGCGCACAAACCGAGACATAACCGCCGCCGCCGCTACGAAATGTCACAGCTGTTCCAAAGCTCACACTGGTTCCGCTAATCGTGCCGATCACGGCTTGGGAGTTCGTCCCATCGTAATAGCAAACCACAACCTGCGTAGCCGACAGAGCCGCGCTCGCGATCCACGTCGTAGATGCCGACCGGAACACAGTCGCCGTACCAGTCGTATCGTTGTTCGCCGTTACCGTGGAGACAGTGCCATCGCTATTGAGGACGACAGTTGCGCCGTTGGGGAGCGTGCCGGTCGCGGTGAAATTGCGCTGGCCTGCCTGAGGGAGGTCACTGGTAAGCGCGAGGGTTCCGCTCTGGTTCGGGATTGTCAGCGTTCTGGTTGTGCCGGTAGAAACGCCTGACACTGCAAACGCGACTTGCTTCGTCTGGTCAGTGTTGTCCCGAACCCGGAAGATATCTGCATCGAATGCAGGGAACGTCCAACTTGCGTTTGTCCCGTCAGTCGTCGGGATTTTGCGCGCATTGCCAGTCTGAGCCGGAAGCGCCGAGCTGAAGGCAGTCGATGTGATGAGCGATCTTGCGGCATACTCGGTCACAAGGCTTGTCTGAGAGCCTGCGGCCATTGTCGGGTCATTGGACACTGTGACTTCGTCCACGTTCGCCAAAGAGCCGGTAAGATTGCCCAACACGCGATAGGACGCGATCTGCTCGAGCTTTGCCTTGGTGACAGAATTCGTCGCGAGGTTAGACAGGGCCGCACCAGAGGCCAGCTTTGCCGCTGTCACGTTGCTGTCTGCAATCTTCGCCGTCGTTACTGCGCTGTCAGCGATTTTCGCGGTCGTGACGTTGCTATCAGCAAGCTTTGCAGTCGTCACACCGGCATCGGCGAGCTTGGCCGTGGTGACATTGCTATCGGCGATCTTGACCGTTGTAACGGCAGCGTCGGCAAGCTTGGCTGTGGTCACGTTGGCATCTGTGATCTGTGCCGTCGTAACGAGGCCAGAGAGCGTACTCAGATCAAAGATGGAGCAATCTACCCCGTCAGACCACACAATCGCTGTACGGCCTTGTGTGATCGATACAGAAGCCCCGACGCCCCCGGCCACGCGATAGGTAACCGAGAATGCCCCACTGGTCGCATTGCGAACGATCCAATACCGGCTGAGACCTGCCAGCGTTTCGACAATCACATTGCCAGTCAGCGTGGCTGTGAGCCGGTGGACGGCATTGTTGCTCTGGTCCTGAGTGAGAGTGACCGTGCCCGTCGCAGTCGTGATGGTCAGAACGTCGCCAGCAGCCTTATTCAGACGTGCCAGATCCGCGATGATCTTGTCACCCCACGAGTCATAGTCACCCCCGACTGTGTAGTCGGAGATCCCGAGATTATTCGCCATGTCGGATTAGCCTCAATCGCGGGTGAATTGCCCGTAATGATCGTCAAAGTCGTCTTGCGTATTCACGCCAAGCACGAGCGCGGAAAGGCGCTGCATGTGCAGTCCATAGGCGGAATCGTCGTGGTATTGCATCGCCGCGTGGGCAAGGCATGCAGCCCTGAGAAGCTGCGGATACCGGATCGTCAGGAAGTTCGTCTCATTGGTGCCTGAGAGCAGTTCCGGCGTCTTGTAGTAGGCCAGCCGCAGCGTGAAGGCGGATGACGTTTTGCAATCGAACTGAAACGCTTCATCGGAGATGGAGAAGAAGCAGGGATCGCCGGTATCCAATGTTCCGTTCGTCCACGTTCTGCGCTCTTCCAGTTCGTCCCAGATCAGCGCCTTCAGTTCCGTGTCGTCCGTGACGTTGCGGAGTTTTACCGGCGCCATCAGGTCTGCAGGATGGGCGATAAAATCGACACCAGAGGTCACAGACAGCGTTTGCGTGGCCTTCATCTCCCGAACCCTCAAGGTCTGGTAGATCGTCGTCTGTGCTTCCTCCAGGATCGTATCCACATCAAGCCGCGTATAGTTCACCCACGACTTGATCGAACCGGCAACCGTCTTATCGCCGGTTAGCGTCGTGTATGACATAGCCATGTGGTCAAGCCTTCACTTGGTCTGCCGGGATCAATTCAGCATCGATCGCCATGGAGATCAGTTCGTCCTTGCTGGGGGCGACCTTGCCGAACACCTGCTTGCCGTAGGACCGGACAGTCATCCAGTTCTTCTCAGCGCCTTCAGCGTCCTTGAGCCATTTCAACAGCTCTTCCTTGGCGTCTTTCTCTTCCTTCGGCTCGGAAACCACCTGCGTCACCGTCTTCGTGCCGTCTTCTTCGACAACGATGACTTCAGAAACGGTGGGCTCTGCCTTGGGCTTCACCACGTCAACAGAGATGACCTCGCCAGTCTCAATATCGACCGGTTCACCGCCGCCGTTGAAGTAGTAGGATTTGCCGTCACTGGCAGTCTGATGCCACACCGCCCCATTATAGGACGGTGTAACACTGCCGTGCGGCTTCGACGGATCGAAGCGCAGTTTCATTCGGACACTCCCTTGCCCAGGGTGTGAGACAGGTTGGTCATGCCGCCGGCCATCTTCATCTTGCCGGGGATTTCCTTGTTCTTGCCGCCGGACCAGTCGGACGAATCCTTACCAACCGGGGTAACGAGCGTCTGACCCTTGCCGATGCTCTGCTTGATCGTGCCGCCATAGGCGTTGCTGGATCGCTTCATTTCCATGATCAATCATCCTCGTCCATGTCATCGCAGGACTCAAAGAGGTTTCGGGAATGCGACATGCCGCAGCAGCGACGGCGATCCTTTTGGTAATCATCCGTCGCCCTGGCTGTTACTCGGTAGCCATCGCGGGCAATGTTGCCTGTTTCGACGCCCTTACGGCGTTCTGGCTCCTCCCCCTTTTCGAGGGAAGAGCTGAGGATTCCGACGATCCGCATGGGATCAGAACCATTCAACGTCGAGAATGACCGTGCCGATACCGGCAGGAGTTCCCCCCGTTGGTGCGACGAAGTTGACCTCGATCTGAGTATCAACCGGCAGAGTGCCGCTGATAATCCAGTCGCTGTCCTGCTTGCTCGCTACGAATGTGTCGGTGTTTGCCAGCGTACCAAGCGCCGCCTGCGCATAGGCATCCGCGTCAGATGTGGTGCCGAGACGCACAAAAGCCTGGGTAGTCGTGTTCGTGAAGGTTTCGGTCGATATGACTGTCAGTTCACGAATACGCCCTTCCATCCCGTTAGGGCCTTTGAAGGACGTTGCCACGTTGCCGGCGCCGAAATCGACGGCGTTCCATGTGTAAGTGGAGCGAATGATAGGATTTGCGTAACCCATAGGACGATCCTCCTTACGCAGCCGAGTCGAACATCACGATACGGCTGTTCGCCGCGTCGGGATGCGAGTTGCCAAAGCCCAAAAATGTTCACTGAGGGGCGCTAACCCAAAGTCGCCTCGCGTAGAGGCTGCTCGCCATTTCTGACGAGTTCAGACCATATCACGGCCTCCGGCTCTACCCGGTAAGGCCCGCTGCACTTCGGATGCCAATCGCTTGCACCCTACTCCCTCTTCAGGGATGGTCGTTGCTCTTTCCGTCTTTCGACGGCTTAGATCAGGATTGTCCGTCCGCTTTAGGCGGCGAGGAGTTCCCCTGAGTTCACAGCGTTATCATTCACGGCTTTCACCGTGAGGGGGCAGTTTTGTTTACCCAAGTAGTACCAGGCAGCGCCCTTGTCGCGGCCATAGTCTTCTGGAAGCTTCAAGTGTTCAGACAGGGGCGCTACCCTCTATCCCGCTTCGCGAGCATCACTGCTTTGCTATGCTGCTGACGGTTTCCCGGCAGATCGGATCATATCTTCACCCCATAGGGGGCTGGGCGCTTCGGACCGGCTTCGGTCCTAGTTGTGGTAATCCACTGATCTCTGAACGTTCCGCTTTCGCGGCTTCGCTGCTGATTGGCGTAGGCTTTCGCCCTTAGCTTTCCAGCAATTCACCCAGTTTTACACGTGCGTTGCCGCACGAGGTGCCAAACTTCCTTAATGGAGAGTTGCTCTAGCACGAACTTCTTCCGGTACGATCGCGGCTTCAGTCACCGGATCATCACCGAAGAACATTGCCCACGATGCCTTGGCGTTGTTCCACTCGTCCGACGTGTTGGTGTACGGATCGTAGGTCGTGGAATCCAGCGCGCCACCGCGTGGGATCATCGTCTGCTCGATGAAGATCGTGTCTTCATACTTGCCGACTTCGCCGTACTTGATGAAGGCGAGACCCGTGTCGGTGTACTTGTGGATGTTTTCCAGCTCGTTCTTGAAGGAGCGCAGGTTCCGAACGTCCGTGATGCAGTAGTAGGTGTCACTGTCACGATGCGGCGGAATGTTCTGCGTCTTCATGTAGTCCACGATCGCCTTGATGTGGCCCGTACCGAGTTCGACGTTGTTGGTGATCGTCGGGGTACTGTCGGTCACAATCGTGACGCTCGTGGTGGACGTGCCACCGGTCGGCGTTGCGCGAAGAGGCGTCTGCTTCATCGCATTGAAGGTTTCAACGTCGAACTGAGAGGCTGCCATGAAAGACAGGCCCGACTGAATGACGGCTTCCCACTGCTCCTTGGAGAGAAGCGTGGCCTTCTGCGTATGCTCGATCGCACGGCCCATTTCCGTCACAGTCAGCGAGCGCTGCTGCTTGGTCATGGTCGATGACTGGATACGCTGGGTTTCCGCAAGGCGGAAGTTCTGACGCGGCGGCGTGTTGTAGACGTTCCAGTAGAACGTGTCGCCAGCGTTTGGCTGTGCGCCGGAACCGCCTTCACCATCGTCTAGCGTGGCGAACTGACGGAACTTGGCTTTTGGCCGCAGGCTTTCGCGGAGCATATTCGAAACCTGGTTCGAATGCGCATACCCCGACTGCGACTCCCATGTAATTTCAGGCATTGAGAGACCCTTTCAGGAGATCAGGCCTCGCGTGTTGATTTACCGAGCTGAGACTGGCTGGCCTTGGCGGCGGAGGGCCTTTTCAGCTTGGATCGTGGCTTTCCTTCGCTCTTGTTCGGTTTGAGCAGGTGGTGCCGACCCCGGAATGGGACGAGGCACGCCAGCGCGAGGCGGTTGGTTCTGGATTTCGGCTTTCCGATCAGATCGATCGAGGCCGAGGTGAGGTCCGCTGTTCGCTTCTGTGCCGGGGTGTTGGCCTTGCGCTGCCGGTGGGGTGGTTCCGGCAATCTGGGACGTGATATGCTGATTTACGGCCTTGATGAGTGCGGAAGGCCGTGGGACAGGATAGGACTTGATTGCCATATCCTTGTAGAGATTGGTGATCTGCTCTTTTGGAGCGCGACCGATGAACTCTGGAGTGATGCCGCGCTGAAGGAATGCGTTCTGCACTTCTTGCGGCTGCGCATTGAGGCAGTCTGCGATCATCTTGCGCATGCCAACATCAACCGCCTTTTCGAACATGCCGATGGCGAGAACATTCTGCTGGTACGCGGGATCGTTGACCGATTCATTCCACGCTGAATTGAAATCGTAGTCGTAGCCATTAGAGGCTTCTGCCACTCTGCTGCGCTGGATGGCTTCCTGAGCGGCAATGTCTGCCAATTCGTTCTGTGCTTCGACGGCTCTTGCGCGAGCGCCTTCAACGCCGAATTCAAGGTCTTCATAGGCCTTGTCGAGCTTTTCCTGCGCGATCTGGCGCGGTGTCTTTGGCGGTTCCTGCGTAACCGGTTCGGCCTGCTGCTGGACTGGCTGCTGCTGGATGACCGTCTGAGGCTGCTTCAGTTGCTCCTTGACCGAATTCAGTTCCTGTCCATAGGACCGAAGCGCGAGGATCTGCTGAGCATTGCGGTTCTTCTCAGCTTCCGACATGGCGCTGATATCGGACAGATCCCAGTCTTCAGCCAGGATGTTGTCGCGCTCCTTCACCGTCATGCGCTGTGTCTGCTTGCGGACCTTCAGATCCACATAGTCATCTTCAGACGGCGGTGCTGATGGCGCTACGTCGCGTTGGCGACCGAAACGCTCGTCTTCCGTGGCGAGTTCTTCATTCCGGTATGCGTTGCGGTTTTCAGCGATTTCCTGAAGACGCTGCGCACGCGGATCAACCGGACGGGCCGGTGCATCTTCCTGCTTTGGCGCCGATGGTGCCTGTTCAAGCTCCGGTGCGGAGCGAACCGTATCATCGGAGAACTGCTCGACCTTTCGATTTTCGGTGTTCAAATCGATGTGGTCATTGTCGAAGGACGGGGTGTTGTCCATTCCAGCCATTGGTTCAATTACCTTTCGAGGGTTGCGATGAATTCGCTGTCTTCTTCGGAGATGTCTTCGCCGTCACCTTCGTTGGCAATGACGGCTTCCGCTTGCGTGCGGTACTCCGAAATGATCGTCATCAGGTGGGCGTAGCGCCTCACCTCGTTCTGCAAGGAAGCCACAACTCGGGCGTCCGATGGGTTCGCGTAAACCAGATCCTGCATCGCCTGCTGGGCTGTCCCGCGAAACTCAAGCAGCATCCGGGTGAATGGACCACGCGAACGCAAATCGCCGCGTATGGCCTCCCACGCCTGAACCACATCCATCGTGGCGGCATAGGTATCGTCCCGCTGCGCTATGTCTGCTAGCGCACGGTCTTCAAAGAGCTGATCAATCATGGATTACCGGAACGGCCTTGGCATTGGAGGAAGGTCTGGCAGAGTGGGAATGCGTGGCAGAGGGACCATGTCCTTCCACAACTCGTAGCTCTGCTGGTTGGCCTGCAACTGGGTCTCGTGATCTGCCTTGAAGGCTTCCATCTGGAAATCACCGCCGAGCTTCATGCGCTCCAGGCCAACCTTGAACATACGGTCACGGTCCTTGTCGGCCATGTCCATCTGCTTCATGACGACTTTCGTCTGTTCGCCGGACTTGAGCTTTTCATTTTCGGACTGCAATTCGCCCATCTTCTGCTGAGCGGCTTCCATGAGCTTCTTGACCTGTTCAGCCGGAAGCTGGTTCTTGCCGCCTTCTTTGAACTTGATGAAGCGATCGGCGCCATTGCGATAGCCAACCTTGCTGAAGACTTCGGAGGCGATTTCCTCGACATTGAGTTCGGCTGTGCCGTCCTGCATGGCCTTCGCCATGAACGGGCCGGTGATCTCCATCGCGGTCTTGAACCGAGCAAGCTGCATCATCGGGTCAGATGTGCCCGATCCAGCATTGATCGACACCGTGATCTGGCTTTCCAGCAGTTCGTCCGTGATCTGATCAATCCCGAACCGTTGCCACAGACGCGCCTTCTTGCCAGCAATCGCAAGGATCGTTGCATCATCTTCGTAATACTGCTCGAGCGCTACGAGCTGCGACAGTACCGGCTCCACCCATGTGTCGATGAACATGGCAAGCTTGAATTCCGATACCGCGTTGGCGTTCTGGCTGATAAGCGCCATGCCGCCGACAGTTTCGTTGAGCTGACGGTTTGTCTGTACCGAGCCCGCCGCGAAGATGCCGGCCAAATCATCGAAGTCCGTATTGAGATAGTTCATCTCCTGATAAGCGGACGGTGGCGGGCCTGGTGGACGGTCCCACATCACGTCGGTCTGATCACGCACCAAGATTAGGTTCTGGCTGTCCTGCCTCTGCACGGCCTTGTAGTCGATGTTCTTGCCCGCAACGACCTTGGCAGTGGGATAGATGCTCTTGCGCATCGCATCCATGCGCAGGTTGGTCAGCTCGTTCAGTTCTGCCTGCTGCTGCTGCCATGAGTGAACGTCTGACTCCGGGTAGAGCACGAACGGCTCGATCATATCCGTGCCGACATGGTACGGGCGCTGACCACGGAATGCTGGGTAAACCTGTGAGACCGGAACCGGATCGGATAGCAGCACCAGATCCTTTAGAGACCAGCAGTGGTAGTCGATGCCCTGCACGGTGAAGAAGTTTTCCCACACGTCCAGAACCGCGCCAGAGAGACGCCCTTGCCCGTTCAGAGACTTGCCAGAGGCCGCGCTTGATCCGCCCTGGCTATTCTTCGCCCCGTCGCCTTCGCGGGCCGTCTTGAGCCCGATAAGCTCGTTGTCGGAATAGAGCCCTTGCGAAAGCTGGTCTTCGTTGACCTCGCGCCATGGGGTTGAGGACTTGCCGCCCTCGCTGATCATGCCCATCAGATCGTCGTAGAACATTGGATGCTGGACGATCAGATCCGGTGAAGACTGGATAGGGTTGACCCACGATGCAGCCGGATTGATGAGGATCATTTCCAGCGGGAACAGCTCCACAACTGGACGGTCTTCGATCACATCGACGACTTCATAGGCGACTTCGACGCGCTCAGTGAATGGCTGCTGGGTCCTGAAGTCGATGACCGGCGTTCCGTCACCAGACAAAACAGGGCGCACTTCTTCTCGGTATTCCGTGCGCGTGGTGGCCTTGTAGCTCCAGTAAGCCTTCGATGCGCACCGGCCCATGACCTGCGCCTGCTGGCGAGCCCCAAGCACGATATGACGCCATGGAACGCCAGACCGGCGCGTCTTGTTGTTCAGGCGATGGTTCAGAAGCTCCTTGATGAGCGCAGCATTGGCACGCTGGACCTGATCGCTATCGTCTGATGCTTCCGTAGCAATGACATCGGCAGACGAGAACAAGGCGACCGAGCAAGCCATGAGGGACTTGAACACGGCGCTGCGGGTCTTCGGCTTGAAGTATTTCGAACGGTTCTTGTACTGCGGCTTGAGGTACTTCGAGCGGTCATGATGCGCCGATCGATAGGCCGCTTCGCTCTCTTCCCATTCACGAAGGGCGGCAACCTGCTGGTAGTTGCGTGCACGACGCTTGGCTTGCCCGATGTAGGACAGGATCTCGCGATCGGTGAAGACGGCAGAATCCTCGATATCGAACTCTTCGCCCTCGCCTTCCACGAGCGGCTTGCTCATGTCGGCATCAGCCTTCTGACGGGCGTTATGGTCCGGCGAAAGCGTCGGCTCTGTCGGATCGCGATTTTCGATCAACGGCATTTAAACGCCTCTTTCGCTGTTGCCTGGGCATCGTCGTACTGCTGGTAGGATTCCAGCGCCTTGCGTGGCAGGTTGGCCCGCTCCAGCACTTCACCTGCCAGACGCTTCAATTCCGCTTCCACGTTGTCACAGGTGCCGGGAATGAACATGCTCGCCTTGTTGGACGCCATCAGAGGGTGGTTGATCTGATAGGAGCGGTCGAACAGGCTGAACTCTACCGAGAACAAGTGCCCCGGATACTCCTTCCAGATCACGTCTCGGGCCCACGCCTCGATATGGGCCTTGAGCTTTGCAGCAGCACGAGCCGCGTGAACGTGAGGGGGGAGGATCAGGCTCATTCATTCACTCTCGCTGTTACCGGCAATTCACCGCCGCATATTTCACTCATCTCTTCTTGGAATGCGTCGACTATCGGTGACAGGTCGGAAACCTTTTCATAGTCGCCGGATTTGGTAGAAATCACAGCCCCACGAGCGGATGACGAACCACAGCTTACAACGAAGTCAACATTCCGAATTGAAAACCTAGAGCATATGCACCCATCAAAATGTCCAAGGACTGAAGGGCCTACGTCACGAATGATCTGCGCAACGATGCTCGCTTCTGGCTGGCTTATTTCGATCGGGACACGGCTAGCTTTGCTCATTCATCACCTTGATAAACGTTGTCTCTGTGGTCGATGAACTCCCTGCCCTTGAACTCGTAGGCCGGCAGGTAATTGCGGTCGCGGATCCAATCCGGGTCAGCCTTCTTGCATTCCTGCTCAAGGCTCCATTCGGTGTTCTTGACTACCGTGGGCCTCAGGTTCTTAGACATGCCTCGTGCTCCCATCTCCAGAATGGAGTTTGATTATCGTCACTGCCTAAGTGATACTCACGCAGGATATACGTCGCTCCACCGGCGAACTGGCGGTCACCTGCTGCGCGACCCGAAGGGCGCTGCGCCAATTTCTTGCCGACCTGCTCAAGGAACTTATCGGGCCTATATATTTCATGAGGCGCATCCTTTACCCCATACTCACCCTTGAGCCATTCAATGAACTCTGCCGGGGTGGTGAATGAGACCCAATTCAACTGGTCGGCATTCCCGCCAAACGGCTTCGCGATGATGCCGCCGTTCGATGTAGGAGTGACCGAATACCCAAATTCGACAAATGCACTCTTGTCCAAGATCCACCTATTGTGTGTGTGGTTCATTCTTCGGTCAGCATTGCGTTGAGTGCTGCCACTTCGTTGTGTTCGGCCATTGATGCCGGGACCGTCGCGAGGTCGTAGATGCGCGATACCGCATCGCTCATGTCGTCGTGCACCGCGTTCGGGAAGTCCTTCAGCTCATCCATGAGGACCGCAGTCACATCATAGATCTGGCCGTTCTCATCACGCCTTTTGATGGGTTGCGCGTTACGCCAGCCTTCGCCGGTCTCTTCCATCCGCTTTTGCGCCGTGGTCTTGCCCATGACGCGCCGATAGGTGATCCCATGCTCTTCGCCGGTCCAGTAGCAGTCGCCGCCCTCTTCCTGACGGAACACGACACCTGGCAAGAAGAACCGAGCAGCCTTGAAATCAGGCTCCAGCCTTTGGATGCGATCCTCTTTCGCGTGCCCGCCTGACTTGGGCCAATTGATCTCGGCAATGGGGAAATGCGGGCCGTCTACTTCCTGCCTCTCCCTGATGTAGGAGAGATCGGACTGCATCCCGTATTTCTCATAACCGACATCGACCGATCGAACCCCCGGCATCCTTGACCACCGCTGCCATAGGGTGCGCAGGTTCTCCCAGCGTTGCGACAGGCTCATGCGGTGGCAGTAGCCATCCAGCAGGTACTTGTTCGCGTTGGCGTCGATCCCGATCACAGCCATAGCCGTTCGGTCAGACTTCGTGTTCGCCCCTTCTGACGGGTCAACGATGATCCCGATATTGAGCGTGCGAGGGCGTACCTCGTATGGGTAGAAGTGCTCTGTCGGGAACGCTGGGTTCTCGCTGGACCGCGGATCCTGCACATACTGAGACGAGAAGGTTTTCCCATCCCGCCGCAGGATATCGATCTGCTTTTCAGTGTGCTTCAGCTTCCACAGTGGGCCTGCTGGCAGACCATGCTCTATCGGGCGACCGTGGGTATAGTCTGCTGGGTACTTGGCATCTGCCTTGATCTCGACAGGCAGGATCAGGTGATCCCAGATCTCTCCAGATCCACCACGCAGCAGATACCCCGAGAAGTCATCCGAATGCAGCCGCTGCATAACCACGATGACAGGGACATCCTCATGGGCCAAACGGCTCTTGAATGTCGTGTGCCAGCGTTCATTGATGAACCGGCGCTGATCGTCATAGCTCGCATCATCAGGCTTGAGCGGGTCATCCACGACCAGTGCTCCCGTAAAACCTGCCTCTGCAAGGATACCCGCACGAAAGCCGGTGATCGGCATCCCAGCAGCAGCCGCACGAAGGTGGCCGCCTGCAGATGTCTTCCAAAGCCCCTTCGTCTTCGCATCGGCTCTCAGTGAGACTGCGAAATGATCCTGAAAGCTTGCCGAGTAGATCAGATCTCGAATACCGAGCGAGTTATCCAGTGCCAGCGTGTCGGCGTATGACACATGGATGAAGCGGGCCCGAGGATTCACCGCGAAACCGCGAGCGATGAACATCTTCACCGCAAGCTCTGTCTTGGAGTATCCAGGCGGAATATTGATGATAAGCCGTTTGATCTCGCCGGCAAACACCCGATCAATGGTCTGGCACACCACCTCATGGTGAGGGCCGAACTCGAAACGCTGTCCCTGCTGCTGTTCGAAGAAGTGAGCCGTGAATTCCTCATGGGATGAAAGGAGGCGCTTTCGTTCCTCTACCTTCTGTTCCTCACTCTTCCGGCTCGCCAGCTCCGCCCGTATCGCCATCAGCAAGGCCGATCTGGACAAGGGCGCGTTCAAGGATCTTCAACTCCTCTTCTTCCATGCCCTTCAGTCTGTCGAGGGCGACGGTTTGGATGGGGCCACCTGTCGGGCCGCTATGTTGCAGGGATTGCGGGGCCTTCCCATATGCCCGGTCGAGAAGAGAGTTTGCCGCAGCCACACGAGCGCTTTCACTCTCACCTTTCTGAGCAATATCGACCAGCGCAGAAAGGGCCGTAGAGGTATGCTCACGCGCCAACTCGCTTAGGCTAGCCTTGTGTACCTTCGTAGCTCTTGATTGCGCTCCTTGAGGCCGTCCGGCCCCTTCTCGCCTGCCCCCACGCTTTGACTTGCTCATTTGATTTCCGATTGATTTTTTACGGTGTCTTCAAGCCGGTGATCTAGCGAACTTTGCAGCCTTGAATTATGGTGCCACTTTAAGTGCAACATAATGTGAGACAAGAAATGGCTATCAAGATTGCAGAGGCCCCCAAGCCAACGGTTGGCGAGCGTTTGGCAAAGTCAACCAAACAAGCTGCTGTAGTCGCCAAAGAGCACGCCAGTAAGACAGGCAGGCCGAAGAGTGACAACGCGAAGGAGCGGACAACCCTCTATTTGGACAAGCGCATTCTCGAACACTAACCGAGGCCCTGAAACAGATATTAAGCCGCCTTCTTTTCCGTCGCGGCTTCTTTCCATTCGGAGAAACGCTGCATCCGATCCCGGATATCGCCTTCCCCATACTTCTTCACAAGCTGCTCAATGCGGCTCCAATACGGAGGCCTGTCAACCTTGCCCTCCATTCTGGAGTAATCAAGGCCCCTGAGAAAGCCGTAAGCGAGCAATGCAGCTCTGGCTTCACGCCTTACATCAAACTTTCGGTGCTCGTTCAGAGAGTGCCGCAGATCGCCTGAAACCTTCCGGGCTTCCTTGCGGATGATGTGAGCCTCAGCAGCGAGGCTTTTGATTTTGACTTTCAGATAAACTTTCATCGCTTCATTCCATCGTTTGACCTCTTGGTGGTTTGTCTGAGGTTTCCGATGGAGGGCCGGTAGAAAGCTACATCATGTCATTTGCTCCTAGTTAACTGGTAGCCTTGTCGGGATTTGAACCCGCTCCTGCAGTTTTAGAGACTGCTGCCTCAACCAACGAGGCTCCAAGGCCAATCTTTGCCCCATCGGGCGAATATTCGAGACGGAACCGATCCGGTTAACAACGCCGGTAGCTCCGTCTCTGGCACTAAACAGCAACGCTGATGCCCTTTTTGCAGGTTGGGCAACCGATCAGCATCCAACTGCCATCACGCTGATCAAAGGTTTCCTTTTGCGCTTCATGCCTCTGGAACTCGATAACGGTCCCGCACGATATACATTCTCCGATGTAGACCTTCGATTTTGGGTCTATGCCTTGCTTTATGATCTTCATCACGCAGCCTCGCTTTGCCGTCTTTTAGCGTCCCGCTCTCGGCGTTTCGCAAGGGCAAGCTCCTTGACGGAGATTCCTGCAATCTGTTGATCAAAGTAGCATGGCATCAGACCTTCTGTGTCTGTGTCGCGCCATGCCCTGATCTTATCCCTGTTATCCATGATTTTAGGGGTATCTGACAAGTCGCCATTCATATCGTTTTGGTTATGCAAACACCGTTTGCTTTCAATTTGGTTATGAATCACGCGGATTGCCCGCTTTGCTCGCCATTCAGCCGTTGCCGGATGGATATGTTCGACGGTCTTTGACCACTTCGACAGTGGCATTCCACCGGCTTGCGCGGTTGCCCATGCCCATAACGACCGGCGCTGGCTTTCGTTCTCACAAAGCTTGATCGCTTCCATGGCGGCTTCCCAAATACCGATCTGATTCTTTGTCAGGCGAGTGGATCTGGCATCGAAGAACTCTGCTCGCTCTTCAAGGTATCGTTCGGCGCCCCACCCGTTCTGATCGGCTGTGTCGTGGACATATGGGAGGCTCATGGCCTTGAGGGCTTTCGGCTTGGCCGTCTGGGGCAGGCGTCGATCCACCTCCACGGCCTGAATGAATAGCTCCATGATCTGCTCTTGGGTCATTTCCTATCCCTTTCCAAGCAATGAAAGTGCCACAAACAAGACTGCGAATACCGCCGCAAACTTCACTAACTGCCCGTGCGTTGCCCAGAAAATTTCTAAGTTGCTAGGTTGGCTCACTGGTACATAGGGCTGCTTAGGGGAGGAATGGTCAGCATTGGCCTGCAAAGATTCGAGCTCCTTCTCAAGATCGCTGATCTCGCGCTGGATGGCGTCACACTCAATGGCGTAATTGTGTTGAGACGCTTGCCTGACAAACTCTAGAGTCTTTACGTCGAGAAGGATCTTCTCGTCTGACCACGAACATAGTGCCCAGAGAGAGTCGACGTCTTTTTCAAGTGGGCGGCTGCTCACATATCGTGCAGCAGCAGAAGGTGTTTTTGGCGCCCTATCATACCTACTGAAACGGCTCCTAAGCTCCGATGATGTTTCTTGAAGTCGATAAAGGCGACCAGCGTGCTCCGCCAGATTTTCGTTGTGTGCGCTCAATCGACGTCTGATTTCATCAGCCTTAATCCACGCAAAGGCTTGTCCAACACGAATAGGCCCCTCGTTGTCCTCACTCATCCCCTCACCTTCCTGTCGTCAAGAATGTCCAGTTGCGGTGTCCCAAATTGCCGGACAATGCGTTCCCATAGAAGTCCTGCCAGCGCTGCACGCTTGTTTACCACGCCTTCTAGCCCGTCTGTGAACAGAAGCCTTATCGTTGCAATAGGGGTCTGGTCGAAGAAGGCGAACAGATCGCTGATCCTTGCCTCATACAAGGCGCTGTAGTGGCGTTTGAATGCCAAGACTACATCAGACACAGCCCCTATCGAAGTCTCGCACAGAGCCATGCGATTGTTTTCCGATTCCATGAGGATCATGATCACCATCCGGCCATGCTCCACGCCTCGCTTGCGAACAATCCGTTGAAGCGTGGCAGCCGATCGGGTTTGGCCAGGCTTGGGCATAACGTTCTTCTCAACGACTTCCACGCCAAACTCACTCAGGATTGCCAGTGCTTCGCGGTGATTGCTCATGGCCCGACCTCATCCCGATAACTATCCAGTGCAAGTTTCAGGCCTTCCAGCGCTGCATTGTACCCGTTGAGGTAATCCCCAGTGAGCTCTCTCAGTTCAGGATCTTTTGCGGCCATCTCCTTGGTCAGAGTCCATTCTTTGCCGCACCATTCCACAAACGATGACAGCTCTTCCGCTATTATGTCCGCCATTCGCTGTTCGATGGCTCTGCTCACCTCATCCACCCCTTCTGCTTCGCCCGTAGGACCGCCACACAGAGCGCTGTGGCTGCGTTGAAGCATTCCCCTTCAGTGTCGAGGATTCGCTTCTCTGGATGCGTTAAATGGGCCTTGCCTGCCTTGATCATCTTCCAGCTTCGGTCTGGGAATATCCGGCTGGCGAGATTGTCAGCAGCATCTAGGCTCCCGGTATAATAGGCTGGCAGCATGTTGCCCGATAAGCGTTCTGGCTCAAGGATCTCCGCAATGCGGCAATCCAGATCAAAGCTGGCGTGCTTTGCGGTCTCAAGCTGATTGATGAGCTGTGCAATGTCTTCGTTCATGGGAGCTTTCCCTGCTTTTCGAGACGGCTGTATTCATAGACGGTGCTGATATCGATGCCGAACCTTTTGGCTATGACCTTTGCGTGCTGGCCGCTGCGATATCGTCTGACGATCTCTCTCTTGACCTTTATCGGAATGCGCGAACCGCTGATTTTCTTCTGACGGACCAAGTACGGGCTGAAGGCAACCTTCTGCGCACCGCCGAAGTATCCAGACACAGTTGACCGATCGCGGTCCATCAGGGAAGCAAGCACTTTGTGCATGAGGTTTGGGAACCTGTAAGCCATGCTGCGAGCGATGGCGACACGGATCAGGACAATGCTCTTTTCCCGGCATTGAGACCTTACCTCGTCTCTGGATACACCGGCCAATATGCACAAACCTTGGAAGTGCTTTTCATGGTCATGCTCCAGCCCGAACACTGATCTCCAGGCAAGCCAAGCGTGGTAATGGGCGTCATGCGCCTTGTAGATGGCATATGATCGGACCACGGCAGATCGCTTAGGCTGGATCGGGGTATCACATGTAACTTGTTCGTCCCGCATCTGGGTTTGGCGAGGCTTTCTCACCAATACCTTTGCCTGATATGGTCTGAAATCGTCGCACGAGGTCTCTGAGCGCGTTTCTTGCGTCTGGCACTCTGTTATGCCGGAATTGAAGAGGACGCTTCTACGGGCTCGTATATCAGCCTTAAGTCTGTCCTCATAGGATATGCTGACGAGGGCGTTCATTGATCACCCTCTTGTTTCGGTTGAGGTGATGGGTGATCGTAAAGCGCAGTCACCCGAGGGTTTGGCGACTGGCCGCTTTGGAATATTCGGGCTTGGTGCTCATGCTCAAACACCTGCCATCGGGTAGAGCCGCTCGGCAGCGTCCATTCGACAAGCCAGCGCTTGGCCTTACAGCCACCCAAATTCGTTTGTGGCGATGGGGGCTTGATGCCCCCACCGTCATTCACTTCCCAATCGTCGCCGCTGTCTTCGCGGCACACATCGCGTTCGCCGCATTGCAAGCTGCTTGTGAAAACCGAACTGCGTCCTCCGATTTGTCGGCCCTCGCCGCCTTGTCGATTAAGGTTTCGATTTGCTTGCTCTTGTCTTCCATCGGTTTCTACCTCCGAATATGCCAGCGATGAGGAACCGGGAAGCAGCGTGCTGGCGGCACTGGTTCCCGGTATGGCTTTGGCGGTTAGAACGGATGGCGCTTCAGGGTAAGGCATCCAATGCGTCGGGCTTACCTCATGCTCGCGAAACTCAAATTGGCGTTGGTTGTAGCCCCCACCTTTGTAAAATATACCCGCCGCAAAATATTGGTCGTTGAAACGCATCCCGACGCTAACCGACTGATCATCCTCTGGCCCGTAGGCCAAAAGCATCCAAGATACGCCTTTGGCACCAACAAGGGCAGTTTCTATCGGTTGCCATCCACCCACATGTGTTTGGGGCGCGTGGTTTTGTTCATGTTCACTCATGCTTCACCTGCAATTCTTTGGACGTTGATCATTCGGCCCTTGGAGAACAGCTTGTCGGCTTGGCTCTTGGCGAGCGCCTTCTGTGTCGTCGGGGCCTCTATTGTTCCGATTGTGTCGCCATCCCGGCGCATGACTGCTTCTTCCCGCTTGTGCTTTTCGCGCCATGCAAACAGCTCAGCTATCAGCGGATTCTTGAACGTCTTTGGCGTTGGCTTGTTTGCCGCCGCATTCCACTCTGTCACGGTGAAATACTCTGTTCTCCAGCTTAGCCGGTATTCACCCACGTACCCGTACTCCGTGAGTTTTGCCCTTGCTTCTGACTGGTTCATCACAGAAGCCTTCCGTTTTGCTGCGCCTGCCTGGACTCGTATCGAGTGAAGCGCGGGATGAACTTCAGGATCTCCCGGATGCCGGAATCTCCGAACCTGACCTTGATCGCGCCGATCTCGGCAATGGAGTCGATCTCTTCCCCGTAATGGCCGAAGACTTTGTTGATCGTCTTCCAGTCGGAATCCCTGGCTGCTGTGGCTTCCCGATCGGCTTTGTACTTGGCTGGACGGTAGAGATAGATGATCCCGTCATAGTCAGCCTTTGCGCCCTCGCCGCCGTAGAGGTCGCGGGATATGGGGCGCGGGTTGTCTCTGATCGTTCCGGCTGTGTTGCGCTGGTTGAGGATCATGACGGCAGCGTGGGCCTCTTCCGCAAAGGCTTTCAGCTCGACGGTTACCTCTCCTGAAATCCGGTCTGGTGATAGCTTTGGATCGCGAGGCCGCACCTTGCCGATATGGTCGATCACGATGAATGGCGCTTTGCCATTGGCATGCTGCTTCACGAAGCGACGGGCATAGGCCAGAAGCTGCGTTACCCCTTCACGCTGGCACCGGATGATTTCCAGCGGCTGCCGATCGATCCATGTTGCGAACTTGATGCACTTTTCCCGCTCTGCATCCGTCATCTTTTCGAACGGTGCATTCTGCTGGGCAACGCTGATTCCGTGGACCTGAGAAATCATCTGGCGTACGCATTGGGACGCAGACTGATCGTAGGACAGGAACAGGACTGGATGCCCTTGTCTCACGGCATGGTAGATCAACTGCATTGTGAGGGAGCTTTTGCCTTCGCCTGATGAGGATAGCAGGCCGTAGAGGTTGCCAGCCTCGAACACGGGCTCCGATAGAACCTTGGCGATCTCTGGAAGGGCGATAGGAACACCGATCACACCGTCAGCTCGGGCCGACGCGTTGAATGACTGCATGTATGCGGATCCAGCAGATGTGCTGCTTTTCAGATCCTGCATGCGGGTCCGGCATTCACGAAGTCTTGTTTCCAACGCCTCGATTTCATCTGTAAGCGTCAGTAGGTTATGCCCTTCCTTCGCCATCTCGGCAGCGTAGGTTCCTTCGCGTTCCAAGGTGCGAGCCAAAGAGACCGATTTGATTGTCTGAACAGCTACATCTAAACCGGCTTTAGTGAGCCCGTTCGTCCCATTCAGCATCAGCCTGGTCAGATACTCTGCTGGAGTGAATGTTGCCCCTGACAGATGCTTCGGAATGAAGGGCTTCAGTGAAACTGCATTCGCATTCTGTCCGGCGCGGAACATCCTCGTTGCCTCAGCAAACAGGATACGGTGAAGCTCCTCTTCGAAGTCTTCCGGCTCCAACGAGCATTCCTTCAGCAGCTCGTTATCAGCAAGGATGCAAGAGAGGATTGTTTCAGCAGCGTTGAAGCCGTCTTCTTCGGTGATGCGGTCCATCAGGACGCGCTGAGAGCGCATGTTCATGCAACACCTGCCATTTCGAACAGGTCGCTGCTCTTTTCCGTCTTCAGAGAAGCTATGTTCTTGACTGCTTGGCGAAAATAGGACGGCTTCAACTCAAAGCCTATGCCCTTGCGTCCAAGCTTGACAGCGCTGTAAACCTCGCTGCCAATCCCGAGAAATGGGGTAAGAACTGTTTCGCCATGGGCAGACCAGAGATCCAGGCAGCGCTCAATAACGTCTAGCTGCAACGGGGAAATGTGCTGCTCATCTTTTTCGTCACGTCCGGCGCGATATTGCAGCGTATTTGTCTGGTTAATGTCCATCCATACTGGTGAGGCGTAACGCTGCCAGACCAAGATTGACCGCCATTGTTCAAACGGCCAAGCCGCGCGCCCTTCGCTTTCGACCTGCTGCCTGTGCCGATCGTATGCCTCTCGGCTGATGTCTAAGCTTTCGTCACCAGACCAACGTTCGAAACCACCCGATACCGGATCTTGGTTATCTCCTGGCTTGCGAAAGCTAACAACGTAATCAGCCAAGCCCATTCCGCTGATGGTGCTGTCTTTCGTAATCTGCTTGTGCAACAGCCGAATGGACTTCGTCCGCTGCTGTGCGATGACCGGATCTTTCCAGATGCAAACTTCAGAGTGAAAAATCCAACCTGCATCCTCGTATGCTCGAACGATCTCGCCGCGGAAGTCACGCATGCCAATGAAGCCATGACGGGTTTTGCTCGTTGGAAGCTGCATGCAATGCACAGAGTGAATGCGTCCTGGTCGCGTGACACGGAACAACTCGGAAATAAGGAACGCATAATGCTCCCAAAACTGCGGGCCTTCGTTGTTCGATATATCCCGGTCATAGTTGGAAAACTTGTATAAGCCCTCAAACGGTGGGGAATGGATGCCGAAGTGAACGCTTTCGCTCGGGATACCCCTGATAAGCTCGCATGCGTCTCCCTGGTAGATCGCATATTCCTTCGTAACGACCTGATTGACAGCATTGATTGTCATGCGGCGCACTCCCCTACCCATGCAGGAATTTTCATTGGAATTGTTGGATTGTAATCGGGCCTCTCGCGGACAGCCCCACGCACGGCAGCGCTTGATAGATCGGCCATATGCAAGACCATTGCAGCGGCCATGCGCTCGGCGTCGGCTTCCTTGCGCTTCAGATTGGCAACCGTGGCGCCTTCCATTTCGGACGCTATGAAATGCACATTGACTGGCTTAGTTTGTCCAAATCGCCAGAACCGGCGAACGGCCTGATAAACCTGCTCGAAGCTATCGTTGAGGCCGACAAAGCCAGTATCGGCGCAGTGCTGCCAATTCATCCCAAATCCGGCGATAGATGGTTTGGTGATCAGAATGCGCGTGCGGCCTTCTGAAAAATCGATTAGCTTGCGGCGCTTGTCGTCGTCTTTGTCTGAGCCTTGAAGATTGACTGCACCTGGCAACGCCTTGGCAAGAGCGTCGGCTTCACTGTTCAGATTGCACCACCACACGAAAGGCTTGTCAGATGGCGTAATAGACGCCGCTAGTGCAACGCGCTCTTCTACGCTGTCTCGGCGTGCCGCAATGCGTTCTTGCAGCGTGCGGGCTTCCATGGGGAAGAGAAGGCCAGTATCAAGGCTTGGCGCGTACTCAACCCCAACGGTGTGCTGGTGATATTTGAGCGGAGGCAAATCGTAGCCTGAATTGTCATAGCCAAGATCTGATGGCTTGCGCAGCATGACCGCCCATGAAGCCATCCATTTCCAAAACTCAATCTCTGCGTGACCCTTGAGGCGCCATTTCTGAGTATCGCCGCCGTCATGTGTGAAGAAGGTTGCCAGCATGTCAGTGTAAGACATGACGCCTAAGAACTCGGCATGATTACCAAGCTCCATGAAGTCGTTTGGCGCCGGGGTTGCTGTAGCAGCAAGCCGGAATGGCACCTTCGCGCATTCCTCAATCAGCTTCGCGCGATACTTGCCTTCTGTGTTTTTCAGAATTGAGCTTTCATCCAATACGGCGCCGCCGAATGAAGCGATGTCGAAATGCTCCATCTTCTGATAGTTGGTCACGCCGATGCCTTCAGACGGATCGTAGGCTACGAGCTGCGCCTTGATGCCGAACTTGACTGCCTCGCTGATATGCTGTTCTGCGACCGCTAATGGCGCAAAAATGATAACCGGCTTCCCTGTGAACTGTGCGACCTTCTCAGCCCATGACAGTTCAATCAGGGTCTTGCCTAAGCCAGTGCCGGCGAAGACAGCGGCGCGACCGCGGCGCAAGGCCCAACGTGTGATATCGTTTTGGTGCGGCTTCATGACAGGCCGAAGGCAAATGTCATCCATGATGCCCGTAGCAGGATCGATGATGCGCTTGCGCTCAAGGAAACTTTGATAAGCGTCCGTCATGCCGCCGCTCCACGTTCATTCCGGCCCTGCACGAGCGACATGAAGTTCTGGTGATACTGTTGATGGATGGGGTTTGCTGCTCTCCAGCAGATCGCCAACGCGCAAGCATCCGCGGCATTGTGGGCTAGAGATTTCGGCGTCGGCAGGACGATGCCCATATCCTCGCACGCCTTCACGCATGCGTCTTTCCAGAGATATTCGATCCGTTCCATCTTGCCGGTCTTCGGATCTGGCTTCTTCAGCTTGTGTGTTTTGAACGGCGGTTTGAAGCCTCTGCCGAAGAATGGAACGTGCCAGGATTGCGGCGCTATCCGCAGGACAGGAACACCATAGGCGCCGCCTAGAACGCCACAGAATGCGTTTGCTGCGCCCCAAGGGTAGATTACCCCGTCAAGGTTGTTCCCCATGCTGTTGAGGCTCTGCTGCTCGATGACGCAGATATCTGGCTTCCCACGTTCCTTGACGAGGTTGATCAGCTTGCGCTGCATCTGGACGCCGAACCAGTAATGGTCGCATTCGTCCGGCATGCGGAGGATGTCGCACCAGATAGAGGCATGGCTGCGATTGATTTGCCACTCAGCTATCCCGCTAGTCTTTGATGGGTCGAAACCCCAAATCTTGATACTCATACCGCACCTGCCACTGTTGGGATGATGCGATAGACAGACCCGCCGCGGCCTGCCCGCTTGGCTACGATTGTCCAGCCGAACTCTTCGATCTTCTGCCTGGCGTCTGCCATCGTTTGCTGGAATACGCTGCGGGGGTATTTCGGCTTGACCTTGCGGAAGCCGAAAAGAGCGGTCATAAGCTCTTCGCCGCCGACCGGCTGGCCGACCTTCTTCGTCAAAGCCTTGAGGATTGCCCGCTGCTGGAATGATCCGATCGAAGCAATCACCGCGTCTATTGCAGGAGCTTCACCGATAGTGTTGCCGCACGTTGGGCAGCAATATGTGATCCGTTGATGTGTTTGATTCATGATCCCACCTCGGAAGAGAAAAACTCCCGGCATTCGCGCCGGGATAGTTGCCGCGCTGCTTTCGAGACGGGCAATGGCAAGCCCAGCAGCGCGGTCAGGGAGAACATCAGTCGCCGTCGCTGAAGGGGTCATCGCCTTCAGGTGCTTGTTCTTCTTTGTTCATCGCGGCTTCGACGCGAGCCATAATGTCTGGAATGTCAGTGTCGTATTCGCGCTTTCCGGCATCGTAGGATTCGCGCCAGAGCTTGTCGTCAGAGCTTCCGGCGTCATAACCGGAGACTTTATCCAGACCGAGCAAACCCGCCTTGTAGCCCTTGGCCTGGATCATTTGTTCACGGTCAACCCGATCGCCTTGAGCAAGTAAATCGCCGCCACTTGTCGCCGGGATCAGGCCGAGCCATTCGAGATTCTCTCGATCGCTCTTGAGCCGATCGACCGGATTCTGGTCATCGTCACCGAAGTGAGCCTTCAAATAGTGGTCGAACTTCTGTGCAGTGAAAGACGAATCAGCTGCTTTCGCGATCTTCCGGTTTGCGGACTTTTCGGCAGCAGCTTCACGGCGCTTTGTTTCCGCCGACAGTTCTTTTCGGAAATGGTAGGCAAAGAGCTTCTGCCGGTCTCCATCTGATAGTTTGGTGTTACTGCCTACTGTCATGTTTCACCTCGTTGCCGTTCTTTGGCTGCCTGAATTTTCGCCATGAGAGCCGAAGCCTCATCAGCAAGATCTTGAAAAGCTTCATCGCCATACCTCGCTTGTTCCCTCGAAAGTTCGTCTTGGAGAGCCGCGATCTTTCGAGCGCAGAAATCCAGATATGCACCGCGGATTCCTTGGAATGCGTCGATCGTGAGAGCCTTCGCCCTGCCCGTCCGCAGGTGTGAAAGCTGCCAGAAATTGAGGCCGTACCGGCGAGCGATCCGCCTCATGGCATTGTCCAGATCGCCATTTCCTGACGTTTCCAGTTCCACCATTTTCCGCACGTATTCGCTTGCAACAGCCGTACTCATGACATCGCTTCCCTGTCCGTTCTCTTGTTGTTTGAGTAAGAAATTCTCTGACATCGTGTAAGCTTTCCTCGAAAACCTGACCTATTCTCTGATCATTGGTTTTGAGGGGTTTGAGAAAGGAGACCGGAGCCCCCTTCCTCAGTTTGTCTCGCCTCAATCCCGGTGCGCTGCCGCCAAGCTAAACAGCACCGGGGATGGCTATTCCTTGTTTAGAGACCGCACGAATGCGTTCAGCGTCTTGCCGAGGCTGATTGCCAGCTTGTGCTCAAGATCGCGCTGGTGAGGCTCTGTGTCGGTTTGTGAGGGTTTGTGTGCTGCTTGTACCATTGGTCAGGCCCTTCACATGTGATCGCTGAGATTGTCGTAGGCGTCTGCCTCATGCGTCCGGCGACGTGCCAAAAAGCCAACCAGCCAAACCAATCCGAGAAGAACCGTAGAACAGACAAAGGCCATAGCCATGACGAACAGCAGGAAACTGACCAGATCATTCAAGATCGCGCTCATGACCGTGCCACCTGTCGGCGCACCCAGCGCGTTGCGCCTTGGATTTCTTCGATCTGTTGCTGTGCTTCGGTATCAAGCGCAGCAGATGCGCCGTCGTTGGGCTCTACCGGCCCGCGGTGATGAGGCGTTCTCATGCTGGCACCTGTTCAGGTGTCTTGTTCAGCATGGCGCGGAAGATGGAGATATCGGTCTTGCGCTCGACTACGGGGCGGAACCAGCTGCGGTGGAAGCAATATTCGCCATATCCTTCAGCATAGTAACGCGGAGGGTTGACGATCTCTTCAAGCCGAAAATAGATCTCGCCGTTGGCTGGGTTCTTTTCAATTTGCCTGATCGTGTAGACCTGACCGAGCTCAGGAACCGTGTTGCAGCAGCAACTGAACTCAAGATGTCCCGATGGCCGAATGCAAACCACCTTCATTCCCACGGTAAAATTGCATGATGCCATCACACACCTCTGATGATTTCGATTGCACGGGCCCGGTGCGGAAGGCGGCGGATGCGTCCGCGCTCTTCAAGGGCTTTGAGAAGGCGATTGACGCCGGACTTGGATGCAAGGCCGAGAGCGTCTTTGATTTCGTCGTAGGAAGGACCGGCGCCGCCAGATTCGGTTATGAATGCCTGGATGAAGCGCAGCGTGTCCGCTTGCTGGTGAGTGAGACCGCCAGTCATGCCGCCTTCTCCAGCTGTTCCTTCAGCCATTCAGGTACAGGCAGATTTCTTGTCTCAAGCTCATTCAGTGCGATTTCTCTCGCTTCCTCATGCCGCGAAAAGGTCAGCGTATGCCACGACTGCATGACTGTTTGAGCGGCAAGGTAAGCTTCGATCTTTTCCCATACGCCTGTCCGCTTCAGTTCCTTGACGCGCTTTTCGCCAGCGCCTTTCGTCTTGAAGCCAAGGTCATGCTGGGCAACGAAGTCTGCGCCGATCTCATGGTAGGCAACGAGGTAGATATCCTTTTGGAGGTTCCACTTGCTCATCAAGCGTCCTCCTCAGCATGCGCGAGGATGGCGTCAGCAGCGTTGGCAGCGGCAAGCGTTGCGTCCAGCTCGGTAGCATCCGGCCAGTGCGCCCACGCAAGCGGCTGCTCGCCGTGGTTCAATCCAGACCAGCGCGCTTCAAGCGGTCGGCCATTGCCGGGGATCCAGTACGTGCGAACGACCTTCCCGCATTTCGTCAGTGCCAAAATGAACGTCGGGACGAATGTTGGAATCTCTTGGTCGACCGGCTTGCCCTTAACGAGCATGGTCCGCTTGTTAACTACCGTCTCGCCCTTCGGAGCGGCGGAAATGTCAGAGGACCATTTGATTGACTGGTAGATCGTGGTCACTGGAGTTTCCTCGCGTGATTGGGGGATGGAGAGGGTCATTTCCGTCCGGTCGCGTTCTTCGCGCCAAACTTCACGATGTTCGTGGGCGTGCCGTCATCTTCGGCAATCAGGCAGCCTTGAACGACCAAACCGCCGCGATTGTATTGGTCGAGAACTCGGTCATAGACCTTCTGAAGACTGGTGAACTGCTTCTCACTGATGCCGCCCTTCTGGAGGAAGAAGGTCATGACGCTGGCGACGAACACAACGCTCTTGTCGCTCTTGTTCATGACCCTGATCAGCCATGTGCATACGTCCTGAATGTCCGCATCTTGGCTTGGCGGATCGAACGTGAAGGTGTTGAGAACCGTTTTGGTCACGCCACTTCCTCCGGGATTGAAAAGAAAAGCGCATCATCCCAGACGATATCGGGGCGCTGTGAAGCTGCATTCCGTATCGCCTGCATCTCATCGAGAGATGGGGAAACGCCTTTCTCCCACCTGCAAACAGTCGCCTGCGCCACACCTGCAAGAGCCGCAAACTCTGCCTGCGTTACTTTGAAAACGTGCTTTCTGATGTGTTTGATGGTGCTCATGGATACGCATAATATGCGCAAACGGATTTATTGCAACGGATTTTTATCCGTGAACGCATTTTTCTTTCAGCGCGAGGCGAACTAGCGTCGGCTCATGGTCACGATCCCGGATAAAATTCGCGCAATCATGAAGGCTAGCGGCTGGAAACAGATGCAGCTCGCTGATCATTTAGGCGTTTCACAATCGACAGTTAACCGCTGGTTGGCAGGTGCAGAACCAGAAGGGCATCGTCGCGATGCGATCAATGATGCGTATGAGCGCCTTTCGGTTGATGGTCCGGCTTCCAACGATGGCGGGTGGTATCCAGTACCGATCATGGGATACGTTGGCGCAGGTGCAGAGATCATGCCTGAGTTTGAGCAGGTTCCCCCAGAAGGCCTTGACCAGGTGCACGTTCCATTCCCATTGCCGGACGACATGATGGCCTTGGAAATCAGGGGCGATTCGATGCTTCCGGTCTATAAGGATGGTCACGTCCTCGTCGTTTACAGAGACCAAAAAAAGCCTGTGGCCGCTTTCTTTGGTGAAGACGCTGCAGTTCGCACCAGTGACGGTCGGCGCTTTCTCAAAACAATCATGCGCGGGAGCCCGATCACTCTGATGTCCTTCAACGCTGCGCCGATCGAGAACGTTTCACTTGAGTGGGTTGGCGAGATTTTTGCTGTTATCCCTCGCGCGCAATTAAAAAAAACCGCAACGTCTGGCGGAATTCAAGGCAGCTTGAAACTTGATTAATCGCGCGCAGCGTAGAACTCAGTTGGTTCATGGGCTCCGCCCATACCCGCAAGGAACTTCGTCCCTTGACCCGAAGCACCGGCTTCGCCGGCGCCTTCTGAGTCATCTTCACCCTCATAGCCAAACAGCCACCTGCCGAGGTCTGGAGCGTTAAGATTGGCTTTTGAAGGGTCAAACTTGGGGAATGCTGGCGTCCCAGCCTTTGCGGTCGAGGTTCTGATAACCTCGTTCATTTGGCCTTCGGCGTACTCTTCAGCCTCAGACTTTGTGTCGAATCGCCCCAGCTCCATCGTCACGCCGTATGCCGTGATGCTAGCGCGCCATTTATCCCTTCCCCGCTCATAGCGAACTCGCGTCGAAACGCTGACGCTGAGAAATGAAGATGACGGTGAGGAATCCACTACTACGCTACGCGCGCGTACTCTATATGGCGGATGCTCATTTTCATTCATGGGCGCACCGGCATGGCGTGCCGGTTGGTCCCATTGCGTTTTACCGCTTTCCGTGCCGGTTGGTCCCATGGAGCGATGGCTCATAATGTTCTCTTTCGTGATGTTGAAATCTTGATCTAAAGCCAGGGTGATGAAGTCCGCCGCCCTTCCCTTCTTGGTCCAATTTTGACGACGATCGCGCCGGATCATCTGGAAGTGCTCAAGGCATGAAAGAGCGCTTCGCACAGACCGTTCCTTCAGATTCGCTTCACAGGCTATTGCCCCCTGCGTACTCGCGCAGACGTTTCCTTTTGCTAGCCGCGCAATCGCTAACAGAACTGCCGTGACAGTTCGGTCATCGACTGTTTGACGCTTCGCCCACTTCACTGCTGATGCGCTCATACCGAAATCCGCTGGCCTGTTTGGAGCGGTCAGATTATCCGCGATTATGCGCCACAGCAAACAAATTTATCCGTTTGCGCATTTTTCCTGTTGCGTACTTATCCGTTTGCGCATAATATCCTCCCCATCGAAGCGAACACAACGGCTCGCACAACGGATGGGGATCCACGATGGCAAGCATGGGTAACATCATATGGGCAGCAACGCCGGTTACTCGCCGAGGAACGCGCTATTACCCGCACAATTGGGGTTCCTATGGCGAGGCAATGTTTGCCGCTCTCGTAGCTCTTGAGGATGGCGATTATCGCTACTCATCGGGCGGATCTTACGACCCTTACCGTATATTCCCTCATCAAGTTGATGACGTTGTTTCAAGCCTTTCGAGGCCGCTCGATGTCGTCTTCCAGATTGGGCTCGCAGCCTGACCGGCTTAGACCCCGCTCGTAACGGAGCGGGTTGGTAAACCGATCAAGCGGAGGCACCGCAATGCAGATCCAATTCCAATTCGAAGAACTTTCTCCACGGGATGACAACGGCAAGCCGATCATCGGCATGATGCTGTACGGCACAGCAACGCTGTCCTCAGACGATCCTGATTTCGACAAGTACGCTTTCGTCGTGTCGTCTATCCGGCTTGATGCTGAGAATGCGTTTGGATCCTACACGCTGAGCCGTGTCGGCTCGCATAGCTGGCTCTGGGAGCAGATCACTCGCGAGCTTTACAACGATAGCTGCCATATCGGTCGGGCCGCTCATGAGGCATTCCGAGAGGCTATAGACGGTTCTTCCGAGCCTGTCTCCGTACCTCGCCAGCGGGTCTACAGCGCCTTGGAGGTAGGGGTATGAGCGAGCACAAGCACACTCCGGGGCCTTGGAAGGTTGAGCTGAATAAACGTGCATGGGGATGGGTAGAGGTAGTTGGCCCGTCTTTCGCTGTCCATGGCCCTACCCAGGCAACTGACCTTCGCCTTCACGATGAGGTTAAGCGCATTGCAGACGCCCGCCTGATAGCCGCCGCTCCTGATCTTCTGGAGGCGGTTAAAGAGGCAATGCCATTCCTTGTTGAAATCGCAAGGCAGCGCCACGGGCACTTCTCAATCGAGATGGCTGACAAAGACAGCACTATCGGGAAGATGCGAGACGCCATCGCGAAAGCGGAGGGCCGGTGGCTATCCGACTTTCAGGGTGGAAACGTCACCAGAACGCACCCCCTCTCAAATCCCGCTCAAAGGTTGACAGGTCCACGCCATGACCAATGACCGTGCTCGCAATTTTGTCCCGTTCGTCCTCGCTGAGGCGACTGATGTCGAAGGTAAACTTCTCGTCCATCGGCTGGACCCTGCCGTATCGCAGCAAGGCTTTCGCTCGGAGCGTTTCCAGGTCGTAACCTCTGCCGCCGCGGCTGATTTCGTCCAGGAGATTGTTCGTCGCCTCGACATAGGCGTTCGTGTATCGGTGGTCGAAGTAGTTGAGGATCAGCCGTCGCCAGCGCTTCTCGCGCATGTAGGACAGCACCTTTCGGAACGGATGCTCCAGCTCCTTCGGAAGGAGTTCTCGCCAGCTGTCATAAGCCTTCTCGGCCTCGGCTCGGGTCTCGCACTGGTAGATGTCGTAGAACCACTCCTTGAACAGCACCGCCTGCTCGATCGCCGGGTGGCGCTTGAACAGGGTCTTCAGCCGAAACTCGTCACCCAGCCGCAGTCGCTCGGGACGCGCCCGCAGCAGGCCGATCTGGTTCTTGAGCTTGATACGCTCATCGTTGTCGACCTTGGACTGGATGCTCTTCCTGACCTCGGACACGGCAAAATCGGCGTAGCGCAGGACGTGGAACTTATCGATGACGACGGTCGCGGCTTTGAAGTACGTCTCGTTCAGCGTCTTGTAGGGCCAGTGCATGTCCTGGGTGATGACCTCAACCTTAGCGCGGTCGCGGAAGTCCCATCGGGAAAAGTACTCTTCAAGGTTCGTTTGCTTTCGAGAGTTGACGATGTCCAAGAGTTTTCGGTTTTCAACGTCTCCGACGACGAAGCGCGGCACCCCACCAAGAACCTTCTCATCCATGCCGAGCACCCGGGGAAGATCGTAGGTATAGTTCTTGAGACGCTCCGCGGCGTGGTCCTTAAACACTCGGCGGACAAGACTTTCCTTCACCCCGTTGATGCTCCCGCCTACCACGAACTTGTGCGCAACCCCGTCCTCCGCCAGCTGGTCACGGAAGCGGATCGTCATCCGCCGCTTGAGATCGATGAACGGCAGAGGCTGGAGCAGAAGCGTCATGCAGCCGCGGCAACGGTACCGCTGACGCTCGATCCGCAGGTAGGTTTCCTTCCGCTGATGCGAGTAGTCGCGAAAGTGGACGAGGCGCTTCCCGTGCTTGACCACGTCGGGATAGTCGCATTCGCAGGTCGGAACGTCACTGTCGGGGTCGATGGGCTCCATGTCGATGAAGGTCTTGCCTTCGACGGTCTCCGTCGTGAAGGCGAACCACCCCTCAATTCCCAGCCAATCCATGTCTGCCATGCCCGTCCCCTTTGCGGCGGACACTACCGGGCACGGGTAACGAGTCAATTAAGGGTGGCGGCATGAACAAGCTTCGCGTCCTCGACCTGTTCAGCGGCATCGGTTGCTTCAGCTTCGGTCTCGAAAGAACGGGAGATTTCGAGACAGTCGCCTTCTGCGAGATCGAGGAATTCCCGCGGAAGGTCCTAGCAAAGCACTGGCCGGAGGTTCGTTGCTACAATGACATCAAAAATCTATCAGCCAACTCTCTTCGACAAGATGGACTTTCCGTTGATGTCATCACTGGAGGCTTCCCTTGTCAGGACATCAGCCTCGCCGGAAGAATGTCAGGTCTCGGAGGCAAAAAGTCAGGTCTCTGGGAGGAGTACTTCCGCCTCATCGACGAAATCAGGCCGATCGCCGTCATTATCGAAAACTCCCCCGTCCTACGAACTCGAGGACTGGGAAACATGCTCCGGCAGTTTGCTTCGATCGGGTACGATGCGGAGTGGCACTGTATACCCGTCAACGCCATTGGCGCGCCTCACAGGAGGGATCGCGTCTGGATTGTTGCCTACCCCTCTAGCCTCAGAGACCGGGTATCGGAAGGGCAAATTCTCACAGGGAGGCACCTCACTCAGCACCGCCATTGGTGGTCCCGTGAACCCCAGATATGCCGAGTGGATGATGGGACTACCGGACGGGTGGACCGACTTAGAGCTTTAGGAAACGCGATTGTTCCAGCCGTCGCAGAGATGATTGGTTCAGCCTTAATCGAAGCGAACTTCCTCAAAGCTAAAGCCGAAGAGGAGCGTCATAGCCCGCCAGGCCGATCCGCTCCGAGTAATGGAGCACTACACGGATCGGCCTGGCTACCGAAGGAGCAAGGGAGTGAACAGTGACCGTATCAACCTCGGAAGACGAAAGCAGGAAGGGACCCCCTCATGCGAAATCAACCTCAGAAATCGGAAAGCCGGGCCGGTCATGACCAAGGATTGCGTTATCAGAGCTTTCAACGGTTGCGACTGCGCTCAAGGCGAATGCCGATCGGCAACTGTTCCGATCATCAAGATCCTCTCCAAGCACGAGGAACGCGCCAGAAGCGACAGTGCACTGGCATCAATATTCACGACGGCGAACATGGCAATCACCGGCTTTGGCTGCGCTGTGATCGTTCTCATCGGGATTTTCATCGGCCACGCCAATAGCGCAGAGGCCGCGAAGCATCAGCAGGAACAGGTGGCGACATGGAAACGATAGGCGCACTCGCATTGAAGGTGGTCGACGTTTGGGCGTGGTGGCAGAAAGCTCTGAAAGACCCGTCCAAGATCGGCTCTAAGGATCTGCTTGTTCACGATGGAGACCCGCAGCAAGGCTATTACCGCATCCGGTATGGCAAGGATAAGCCGTTCGAACCAGTCGCGATCTGGAAGGATGATAGCGGCAACTGGTTGGCTTACCGCAACGGTCGCGAAGCAAACGCTGAAGCCATCTGGACAAGCTGCTGCTGGCATCCAGTCAGCTATGAGGCCTATCAGGACGCAGTTGATGGAAAGGGCTGGTCAGACGAAGACAAGGTAGTTGCCTCACAGATCAAGCCGCCTGTGCCTGGCAGCCTTCAGAACTCCAGAGGCGTTGATGAAGCTGAAGCTCTTCAGGACCAGATCGAGGCTGCTCTGGCTGGCATCGCGGCTTATTCCAAGGTCACAGATGACGAGACGGCAGCGAAAGCTCTGTCACTCCGCAACCGGCTGAATGAGCTGTCACGCGAAGCTGACAAGGTTCGGACGAAGGAAAAGGAACCTCATCTGGAAGCCGGGAAGGCAGTCGATGCGAAATGGCAGCCTTTGGTGAAGAAAGCCAAGGCCGGCGCGGATCAGGTACGTGATGCGATCGGCGCTTTCGAGACGGAAAAGCTTCGAGCCCAACGCGAGGAACAGCGCAAGGCTGAAGAGGAGGCCCGCAAAGCCACACAGGAGGTGCGTGGAGAGCAAACGGCCACCGCCGCAGTGATAGAGCGCCCGCAGACAGAAACCGCTCCTGCGCCCATCAAGCCGACGTATGGCAAGGCGGCAAGTGTAGCCGTCAAGATCGTCCTGAAGGATGTGACCGACTGGAAGGCTCTAGCTGTCTACATGTGTGACCGCGAAGATGTCCAAGAGCTTCTTCGGAAGCTGGCACAAAGAGCCTTGGATGCCGGACGCGCCAATATCCCAGGGGTGGTTGTCGAAGAAAGGGCTTCACTACGATGATCGAGGAGTGGAGAGAAGTCAGAAGTCTTGTGGGTTGGGAAGCCTCTAATCTCGGTCGCCTCAGGCCTACGCACAAATGGGCTAAAAGGTTTACTCAAGAGGGGTTCGGATACGACAACGGCAAGGGCTATAGGGGGATTACGATCCGTGTGAACGGTAAATCTAAACGGTTTTATGTTCACCGCCTTGTGTGCGAAGCGTTCCACGGTCCTGCCCCGTCGCCATCTCACCATGCTGCTCATGGGAACGGCATTCGACACGACAATAGACCTAGCAACCTGTCTTGGAAGCTACCGATTGAGAACGAAGCTGATAAAATCCTTCACGGCACGAAGCGGATCGGAGAGAACCACCCATCCCGCCGCCTGACGGATCTGCAAGTTAGGTCGATAGTGTTCGAACGCACTCAATGGAACGCTCCAGTTAGCGTCCTCGTCGCCCATTACGGCGTCAGTGCATGGACAATCTACAAATCAATCAGGAGCGCCAAGTGAACGCTGTAACCAAGACAGAGGCCCCACGCCCGTCACTGATCGCCACGATGGCGCAGAAGTTCAACATGGACCCTCGCGCCTTTGAATCTACTGTTCGCTCAACGGTAATGCCGTCACAGCATACGAACGAACAGTTCGCCGCGCTGATGATGGTCGCGAAGGAATATGACCTCAACCCTCTGACAAAAGAGATCTATGCGTTCCCGGCAAAGGGTGGCGGCATCGTTCCTGTAGTTTCCATAGATGGGTGGGTGAATCTCGTAAACTCTCATCCAGCATGCGACGGCTTCGAGTTCGAGTTCGAACATGCCGACAGCAAGTTGGTTTCCTGCACATGCAAGATGTACCGAAAGGACCGCAGCCGTCCGGTAACCGTCACTGAGTATCTTGCCGAGTGCAAGCGCAACACTGACCCATGGAAGATGGAGCACAGGATGTTGCGGCACAAAGCAATGATCCAAGCAGCTCGTTACGCATTCGGATTCTCTGGCATCTACGACGAGGATGAAGGCAGCAAGATCGCTGAAATGCGCGATGTTACGCCTCCTCCTCAACCACCAAAGCCACCAGTGCCGCCATCTGCTCCAGTGGAAGCAGAAACGCAGATCACTCTGGATGGCGAAATCATCGACCACGTTGCCGAAGGCATTGATGCTGATCAGCCGGACGATGGCGAAGAGTTTGATGCCAATGCGTTCTTTGAAGCGCTAGAGGCGGATCTTGCACAGGCGAGCACGGTAGAAGACGTGGAAGAAGCATGGACGGCACGCGATGCCTTGTCGGTCTTCGACGGCGACGAACAGAACCAGGCTATCGCCCTTGCAATCAAGAAGCGCCGCCTGAAGGCGATCGGAGGCTGATATGAGCAGCAGCGATTATCCAGCATTGCGCATGACTGTGGATGGCGGGCGGCTTGTCCCGTCCACTCCATTCGATCAGGAACGGATCAATAGCTATCGCCGCGGCGCGACTGTCCTTGTGAAGATCACGGAACAGAAAGATCGCGTCCTACAACGCAAGTGGTGGGCCATTCTCGGGCTCGTCCTGAAGCAGTGCAAGACGCCTTGGAAGACGAAGGAAGAAGCGCACGAAGCAATCAAGCTTGCGCTCGGGATCGTCAACCTGTCGAAGACAGTCAGCGGCGCATTCATGCAGTATCCGAAGAGCCTCAGTGAGCTGGACGATCCAGAATTGCAGGAAGCTTTGGAGCAAATGATTGAACTGCTTTCGCGCCTGACCGGCGTGGATGTCGAAACGCTAAACAAGGAAGCCGCGCACGTCGGCTCCGAGATCAATCAAGCTACCGGCGAACCCTCCCAAGCATTGCCGGATACTGACGGGGAAGGATCTGCCTCCATTCCTAACCCGTCAGATGATGAGGTGGCGGGTGTAATGTCCCCGCCCGCGCCCGCCACCTCTGACACCATTGATGCAGCATGGCTTAAAACAGCCGCACGCATGCTCTGGGGAGCGACGAACTGGAAAGGCGACACAGAGGCTAACCTGAGCCTCCTCAACACTCAGCGCCTTGCTGTGGCTGATCTAGACCAATCCAAGGGCGTCAGCCAGAGGGCAAAGGACAAGGCCGGTTCGATCTACCGCACATGCAAATCCGCTGTGATGCAGGAAGTAGACCCAACAGACGCGCTGAAGATGGTTGCTGGCCTGGCTGGCACGACTGAGGCCGCGATCACTGGCAAGGAGGATGCGTGATGGCTGAGAACAAGATTGATGACGGTGGGTTGGCTTTCCCCGGCAAGCGTGCCGAACTTGTACAGATCCTGAAGGGCGTTGAACCAACTGCTCTTGAGGCTACCTATCCCGGCCTCACCAAGCGCGAATGGTTCGCCATCCAATCATGCAGTTTGCCAGATAGCACACACGTTGCTTTTGCAGAGGCGCTTGTCGGCAGGAAAGAGCCTGAAGACAAGACGGATTATCGCGAGATCGCGAGGTTCTGGGCAGAGGCAGACGCCGCATATCGAGTGATCTACGCTGACGCGCTGATTGCTGCCTTGAAAGGCGGTGCGTGATGACGTGGATACTCTTCATGATCGGCCTATCAATGGTCATTCTCATCCCACAAGCAGCAAAGAAGGGTCAAAGCAGCGAAAATAAATACGCTGTGGTCGGCGCCATGTTCTTGCTTGGCATCGTGCTTATGGTGATTGCGACAGTGCTTCATCAGATCGGCGGTGACTGATGACCAAACGCCGCGAGTTCTCACCCACACAGCGCCGGGAGATCGTCAACCGATCGAAGAACGCCGATGGTCAGATCTGCTGTGAAGGATGCGGGCTGGTGTTGGCCGGGAAGCCCTATGAGGTGGATCACATACTGCCCGAGGGCTTGCGACCAGACGCCGACAAGAAGCGCAAGCTGACAATCGCGGAAGGACAGTTGCTCGGCAAACACTGCTGCCACCGCGGCGAAGACGGAAAGACGAAGAAGGACCAGAAGCAGATCGCGAAGTCCAATCGTCAGTTCGACAAGTCACAGGGGCTCAAGGCGCCGAAGCAGTCCATCAGGTCACCTGGATTCCCCAAGGCCGAGAAGGCCCACAAGCCACTCACAAAGACACTGCCTCCAAGGAGGCTTTTCAAATGCGAGGCATCGGAATGACACAGACACACACGCCTTTGCCGTGGGCGGAAAACAACGATCTCAAATATTTTGAGGTTTGGGCAAAAGACGACGAAGCAAATGACCGTCACATCATCTGTGCGCTTGAAGGCCCTGATGCGAAAGCCAACGCCGCCTTCATCGTCACCGCCTGTAATTCCTACTACGACAACCAGGCCACCATTGCCTCACAAGCCGCTGAGATAGCGGCTCTGAGGGAGGCGCTGAAGAGCGCCGAGGCGGAAGTCAAAAAGATGCGCGATCGCTACGAGCGATGGATGCCTGTCTCTGAGGAAATTCCCCACGGCATGAGCCCTTACGCGCTTCTGCATTTCTATTGCATCAACGACCATTCAGAAGGCGACGAAAGCCCTGAGTATTGGTTTACCGGAACTTGGCGCGAGAAGCCAAAGAATGCCGTCTATTGGTGCGCCATTGTGTCACCTCTTGGACCTCACGAAACGACTTTTATCGCCCGCGCAGCCTTGGAGCCCCGCTCATGAGCCAGATACCTGAAGACGTGATGAAGCTGGCGAAAGAAGCCCATGCTCGCTTTGCCGATAGTCGCGTGACTGACAATCTCACGGACATCATCGCCCGCGCCATCCTCTCCGACCGCTCATCCCGCTCCATAGCGGAGACAGGGGAGGGCCACGCGCCCCAAACACATTCGTTGGTAGTCTGGACAAGTCAATACCAGCTAGACGAGGCGGCAAATTGCGGCCTGGGCTACATTTATCCCGAGGAAGGGAGGCCAGAGAAAGCTGACATCCCATTGATCCGTCTCGCTACCGGTGCGGGCCACTCAGCCGCCGACATTCTAACCAAGATCGCGCAAGTCGCTACCGCAGTAGGCTTTCAAGCCGGCGAACCAGCTATGGAAATGGCAGGACAAATCGTTTCCGTTCTGGCCGCAAAACCGGAACATATTGAGCGGTTCATGGTCGAAGGCTCAGGACTGTTCTTGGACGGCACCTTAAACCACGAGAACGGCTCGCTGACCTATCGCGCTGTTAACGGCTCGATCCTGTCGCCTTCCGTCCTTCGCGAGAAGAAAGGCCAGCAGCAATGACCGCCAGCACCCCAGATAGCCTTATCGGAAATCTGCTCGATCGATGGGAGATGACGCCCAACGATCTGAAGCAGGAGATGCGGGAGCATGGTTGCGGCAAGCAGCTTGACGAGCTTTTGCGCCATGTCGACAACCCATCGCCTCAGACGCTTTCGGTGGGCCTGATCGAAGCGGCGAGCAATGTGATCGCGTCGGCCTCGGACACCTACAAGAAGCGGAACGGACACCTCGCCAGCTTCGAAGATGATAGTGGCGAAAAGTGCTGGATCGTGCCTTTCGATGCTTTCGAAGGATTGCGGTCTGCCGTCGAAGCCCTCGCTACGGAGGGCAAGGACAATGGGTGAGCCTCGGATCGTATGTCGTTTCTCTTGCGGCGCGGCCTCGGCCGTTGCCACAAAGCTCACCCTGGCGAAGTATGACAGGGATCGCATCGTCATCACCTACAGCGACCCTGGCAGCGAGCATCCCGACAACAAGCGTTTCTTGGCGGATTGCCAGCGATGGTTCAATCATCCGATCGAAACCCTGCGCTCAACCGAATACCGGGACACGTGGGATGTTTTCGAGAAGGAACGTTTTCTGGTTGGGCAAAACGGGGCTAAGTGTACCGGCGTTCTGAAGCGAGCCCCCACCTACGAATTTCAGCAGCCGGGCGATATCCTCGTCTTCGGTTACACATTCGAGGAAAAGGGCCGCGCAGCTTCATTCCGCAAGCAAAACTTTGAACAGCCTCTACTGACGCCGTTGATTGAGGCTGGCCTGACTAAGGCAGACTGCCTCGCAATGATTGAGCGTGCCGGGATCGAATTGCCAGCCATGTATCGCCTTGGCTACCACAACAACAATTGCATCGGCTGTGTCAAAGGCGGGATGGGCTACTGGAACAAGATCCGGCGCGACTTCCCAGAAACATATGAGCGTATGGCCGCCTTGCAGCGCGAACTTGGCCCTGGATCCTACTTTTGGCGGGAGCGCAAGACGAAGGAGCGTATCAGTCTTGACGCTTTAGATCCGAAGCGCGGCAACCACGACGAAGAACCAAATATCGAATGCTCGCTCCTTTGCCACGCGGCCGAGGCGACCATTGCCGATGATGATTGCGAGGCAGCATGACCAAGTTCCGAGACGACATCATCACCGCCATCGCCAACCGCCTATCGGTTCAGCAAGGCCATGGCCTGCCAGCCGCGGAGGGCTTCCGAGATCTAGCGGAGGAGATCGTCACCGATATTCGGCCAATCATCAACGCCGAATTTATGCGCCTCGACGACCGCCTCCCAATCCCATCACCCCAAACGAGACAAGAGGGTAGCGCCAATGAGTAAGCCGACACCTGTGGCGGTCGTGGACCGCGTATTCAATAGCGTTGGGTTGTTGCACGCTACTGTCGAGGAAGGGAAATTGTCTGAAGGGGATGCCCTCTACCCCTCCTCAGCCCTCCAAGCCCTGGAAGAGGAAAACGAAATGCTGCGGCAGCATGTCGAGGAGTTGCAGCAGAAGAACGCTGCCGAAACGTGTGCCTGCTCATATGACGGGCCGGGGACAGTTTGCGACGGCCACAGCCCAAAGCTGGCGGCAGCAGAAGCCCGCCTCGAAGAAGCGCTGAAGGTGATCGAGCCTTTTGCGAAGGCTTTCGAGAAAGCTCGAATAACCTACAGCAAGCGCTACTCTGACATCACTCTTGGCGAGGCAAACTTCGACAAGATGCCGGACATCTGGCCCATGGACACCCTCACGTTCAACATGGGGCAATTCCGCGCCGCCCGCCGCTTCATGGAGGAGAGCCGATGATTAAACCGAACACCACGCTGCGTTTTATGCGCAGAGAGCAGCATACCGTCTACAAAGAGACGCCATACAAACTGCGGAAAGACATTCGCCGTTTTGGATGGCTTGCTGATCTATGCTGGCGTCTCCTCCATAAGCTCAATGCTCTGGAGATGTACAGCGAGAAAGTGACCACCTGGAGATATTCTGAGGTTCAGCAAAGGAAACTGACCGAAATGGTCATGACGATGCGCGAAGAGCTTTTTGAATACTTCGAAGACCCAGACAACTGGGTTGTAGTGGTCGGCGCCTATGATTTCCAAGAGGTGATGCAATCGCCAATGCTCATGAGCCATACGGTGTTTGAGGCGGGGCCTATTGCGTCCAAGCCGCACTACTTCCGCTTGGTGGGGGTCGATGTTCACGTCGTCCCTTGGCTTCGAGGAATGGCGGTTCTTCCGCGTGTTGTGATTGAAACACGCAAAGGCGGGGCAGCATGACCGCCGACATACTCACCCGCCTACGTAAAGCGACAGGCGCGGATAGAGAGCTGGATGCGGAGATTGCCGTGTTCGCTCGCTGGCACCCATACGGCCCAGAGCATTGGCTCAACAGATCACCAGAAGCGGCATTCTCTATCTTGTCAGCCGGGAGGGTGAACTTTTCTCTGCCTGATGAAACGGAGCCGCGTGGTGGTTGGGTTGTTCCGTCGTTCACCGATAGCATAGACGCTTCCCTTGCTCTTGTAGAGCGTATGCTTCCGGGGTGGGGCGGTCTGATCGGGATAGGCACGGGAACATCCATACATACCGCAGATCTCTGGTCGGAAGCCAGAGCGCACCAGAACAGCGAAGAAGAGGAAGAGAACCCTCTTGTTGGCGAGGATGCTCACGGAGAGCATCGCTGTTTGCCAATCGCGGTCCTGATCGCCCTCTTCACCGCCCTTCAGGAGAAGGAGAACACAAATGCAGACGCATAAGCTGAAGACCATAGACAGATATTGGGATGCGGTGGCGAACGGCACAAAGACATTTGAGGTTCGCTTGAACGACCGCGCATTCCAGACAGGCGACATTCTGGAACTCGTTAAGATCAATGACAAGGGTTTCTACGTCAGCGACCCGAAAGGCTCCAGCTTTAGCACCTGCATCATTCGCAAGCGGATCACATACCTCCTGCAAGGCGGGCAGTTCGGCATTGAGCCGAGGTACTGCGTCCTTGGACTTGGCGAGGTTGAGGAGAACACGAATGGTAACTGACGCTTTGATCGATCAATTCGAGAAGGCCGTTGCGGCCAATAGCTATCGAACAAGAGACGAATTGACTGAAAAGGCATATCAGGCCGCTAGATCCTCCCTCTCTGCCGCCCTCTCCGCTCAAGATACCGGCGCTATCGCTGGAGTGCGGGTAAGGCCGCTGGAGTGGAAGGCTGGCGACGTTGACACCGCTTATCATTTCGCTTCGTCATCGATCCAGAACTACATCATTACGGTGTTCGAGGATGAAAGCCAATTTACCGTCAGACTTCTCGGCACGACACAATACGGCGAATGGTTCGAAACGCTCGAAGCCGCCAAAGCCGCCGCACAGGCTGATTACTCCGCACGCATTCTCTCCGCCCTCGAACCGCAAGAGCGGGATGGGTGGAAGGACATCGCGACCTCTCCAAAGGATGGGACAGTCATCCTTCTTTGCGGAGGCGCTTACCACGGCTTTCCTTTCCCCGGAAAGTGGGAGTTAGGACCATTTTCGGATACCACGAGGCCTTGGTTAAACGTAATCAACGATAGCCGGTTATACGAACATGTCCCGACGAAGTGGATGCCTTTGCCGACAGATCTAGTTTCGGTAGATGTTGACCGCGTTGCTGCCGCAATCGTCACCGCCGCCTGTGAACTGGACGGCCCTGCCGATCCAGACGGCGAAGATACAATCATAATCACGATGAAGGATTTGGAGGCCGTCGCGCACCGTCATATCACTGTGGCAATTGAACGCGCAGCCGCTCCCCCGCATACGGAGGGGAAGTGAATGAAGACCGACAATCGAGAAGTTATTGCCGAGATGACCACCACCGACGGGAAAAGAGTGCGACTTACACCCGAACAAGCGTCTTCGCTGCTGGCAGCATGTGAGCAAGCTCAACAGGAGAGAATGGCACGCCTACCTGACACGGCATCATGCCTTTCAGCGCTATGTGACGCCGATAGCAGAATGCGGGAGCTTGGCTGGCGCAACGGTAGATACTGCCCTCGTGACGGAAGCCCATTCGCAGTGTGCCAAGTCGGGTCGACAGGAATGTGGGCTGGGCATTGGTCTGAAGATGGCGACAAGAGACCATTCGCGACCGGCTATGTGATTGCAGCAGACTGCGTACATCGGCCAAGCGAGGTGTATTTCAAGCCCATCGACCAGCTTACGGATGAGGAACGGTCACTGATGACGAAGTGTGATCGTGAAGTTGCAGGCTACATTGAAAGGCTTGGCGCAACGTTTGACGCGCTTCAAGTCTCCCCCACCAACGGGAGCGAGAAATGAGCGACATCGTTGAACGCCTGTCAAACCCTGTATCCATGTCCATGTTCACCAGCAAAGACGACATGATCAGTTTCCTGCTGAATGAACGGAGCGAAGCCGCCGATACCATCACCTCCCTCCGCTCCCAGCTAGAGGAGGCAAGGGATAACGCTCTCGAAGAGGCGGCGAAGGTGGCTGAGAGAGCGGCGCAAGAAAACATGGGGCATCCAAGGTGGCAGAATAAATTCAAAGCCACCGCCGCCGCCATTCGGAAGCTAAAAGGCGCAGCAAAGCCAAAGCCTGTCCCATCACTCGGCAAGCTATTTGATGACCTAGCCACGAAGCAGCGCCTCATTGGTGAGGAGTTCGAGAAATTCATGGCCGATGTCGAGGATACTACCGAGGCAGACGACGAAGTTGCCATTCGGAAGCTGAAGGAGGGACGATGAGCACGCTAGAACTGCCAGCCGTATTCACCCCGGAACAGGTAGCCAGCCATATCGGTTGGTCGCCTCGAAAACTCCGCGGCTTTGCAAAGGAGCTTGGTGCATGCCGCATTATGGGTAATCGTATGGTTCTCACACAAAAAGACGTTGATGCAATTCTGGAGGCCAGCCGACCATGCCCCTTACCATCTACCGACGCCCAGGCGGCAAGATCTGGCATTATCGCGGCACTATCAACGGCGTCCTCTATCGGGGCTCGACTCGCACAGCAAAAAAAGACATCGCAGAGCGGATCATCTCAGACATCGAAAACAAAGCGTGGAAAGGTCATTTTGATGGCCCGGGAGCGATCCTGACGTTCGATGCTGCTGCCGACATGTATCTTGAGGCGGGCAAAGCAAAACGCTTCATTGATGCTGTGAAAGGCTACTGGAAGGTTACTCTGGTGAAGGACATCACCGGAGGGGCTATGAGGCAGGGCGCGATCGTCATGCACCCATACGCATCAGGCGCGACCAGAAATCGAAACTTCATCGTGCCGACGCAAGCCGTCATCAATCACTGCGCAAGCATGGATCTCTGCAATTACATCCGGGTCGAACGGTTCAAGACCGAGACGAAGGAAAAGAAGCCCGCAACATGGGAGTGGGTCCAAGCCTTCATGGAACATGCAAACCCGCACCTTGGCGCGATCTGCTGCTTTATGTTTCTGACTGGCGCCAGAGTATCAGAAGCCATAAGCCTCATATGGGCCGATGTAGACCTCACAGCGCGCAAGGCGCTCATCAGGCAGACGAAGGTAGGGAAAGAACGTTACGCCCATCTACCGCCTCCCCTGATGGCTGCAATCGCCAATATCGAAGGGGAGCGGGAGCCGGACGGGAAAGTCTTCAAATATTCATCCAGGCATACGCTCAAGCCGCAATGGACAAAGCCTATCAAGCGGGCCGGGATAGAGCCGCTGACGTTCCATTCGTGCAGGCATGGATTCGCAACGTCGCTGTTGCACAAAGGGGTAGACCCCATCACAGTCGCAAAGCTTGGAGGGTGGGCTGACGCACAGCTTGTGTTCAAAACATACGGCCACGCCATGAGAGACGATACGCTTGCCGATCTGATTACGAATGACGCGCCAAAAACACAGGCGCAAATGAAGCAAGTCAAATTGAGAATGAAAACAATGCGTTAG